GCTTGACTTCTGAGGTTGGTACACCCTGCTTATATGTTTGCCTATGTACCCCACCCTCGCGATGTACCTCGACAATCATCCAGCGCGACAGGGCATTTACCACAGAAATACCGACACCATGCAACCCACCTGAGCACTTATAGGTGTCATGGTCAAATTTACCTCCAGCATGCAGAATTGTGGTCACAAGCTCCAGTCCGCTTTTTCCATATTGTGTATTAATATCAACGGGAATGCCACGCCCATTGTCGATAACAGTAATGCTCCCATCTAAATTCAATATAACATCAATTTTGTTACAAAAACCAGCAAGCGCCTCATCAACACTGTTGTCAACAACTTCATAAACAAGATGATGGAGTCCATTTGTATCCACGGACCCGATATACATTGATGGCCTATGTCTTACGGCCTCTAAACCTTCCAATACCTGAATTGAATCTGCTCCATATTCCAAGATTTTCACCTTCGGTAGAAGCAATGCGTTCAAGGTATAAAAGAGTTTCGCTAAAAAGGGTGTTAAAAGGTAAAAGAGTTTATTAATTTCTTATTATTTTGTATATCTTCTGATTGCCATCACTGTCGTTGTACCTATAAACCGTCAATTTAACAGTGTCTCCGATGTGCGTATCATCAAACCAAAGATCCTCGTCGTCTATGGACTCTTTTATACCCAATACGTCAACCATTGTGTAATAATGTCTATGTGATGTTTTTCCTGTCGTGTGGTACTCTCCCCATCTATCAATTATTTTCCCGTCAATCACAACCCTGTCACATTTTTCTGTCATCGAATCGTCATACAGCGCCCATAATAAAACCATCATGGCAAATCCACCTAAAATAATTGCCATTATCCAATCTCCTTTATCCAAAATCTCATCTCCATAATGACTGTATATTATATAAAAATATATCTATATTTATTATGCTAACAAAACCATTTAACTTATCATCAAATGTCGGCATTCTCTTTTTAAATTCCGAAAAAATAGTGATCCCGACAAGTTGTCGGGATAACTGTCTGAATTTTAGTTAGCCACTCCTGTATGCATGAAGGTCAGCTCAGCCGGAGTCAGTGGCTTATCTGATTCTACAATGATAAACGTGCCTGCTGGTATGATTTTTACATAATTTCCAGCCGTGGTGAAGTAGAAGAAATATTGTCCACTGTCACCAAATGTTCCATCCTCTTCGACCGCCTCTTGTGTAACCGCAATCCTTCCATTCAACAAGAACGGAATACCGTTGAAATTGTTATCCGATATTGGATAATAGTTTGGATACGTGTCTACAATGGTCCTTGGCGTAAGTCTCTTTCCTGAAGAGACGATCTTATACAGTACCACATCTTGCATGCAGATTTGACCGTTCTGCCCGATCATATAAATGTACTTTTGCACGCCTGGGCGGTTATCACGATCGAGCTTCATATTGAGCAAAAGTTGTTCAACAGTCTTGTTATCTTCAACTGGTTTAACCTTCGGTGTGCTCATTGCCACGCCTGATGCAGACATTGGCACCACACCTTGGTTTCTTTCAGCGCACCCACTCATCGATACCACAATCAAAACTGCTAACAACAGTCCGATCGCTCCCAAATTCAAATGCTTCATGTTCTCACCTATTATAACCCTTTCATTTCGTTTCCATAACTATACTCAGGGATTCTATCAGGCAACTGGTTAAAGTCTTCCTTTGATGGAACACCCTTTGGCCAATTACCAAGATCAGCGATGTTCATATTCCACTGACTTTTCGCTACATTGTAGTTCATGACAACCCTATTTCTGTTCGCGATGGTTCCCATGATCTCTGATATGGTTTTAGCATGTAGTTGTTTTGTCGTGCGGTCCCACTTCTTTCTTTCTTCCTCGCTCGTGTTTCCGTTGATCGCCTTTGCCGTGTTTATCATGCCTACAATATTGGCATCGGCAGCATCAATTGCTCCTTTCTGAGACTGGAACCACTCATATCTTTCTTGAATCCGAGATGGTTGAATTTCCTTAACAACGACATCAACGGTTTTGTCTGCATAGTCAGTCGTGAAAAATAGAACCTTTGCTCCAACAACCAAAACACCAATCAATATGCATATTCCTATCCATTTCAATTCATTTGACATACAAAAATAGGATAGTGTTGATCTAATATAAATAGATTACGATCCACCACAATCTTTTTATACATTATTGTGTTAATAGATGAGTATGATAAACGAAGCAAAGTTGAGAGAAGAGATGGAGTTTGTATCGTCGTTATCGAACGATATAAAGTCAATGGCTGTGATGTCATGTCTTTTTAAATGCCAGCAATGTGGAAAATGTTGTAATGATATCGATGGCGTGTCTGTTGATAAGGAAGATATAAAGCGTATTTCAAATGAATTAGGGCATGGTATCAATTGGTTTATGAAAAATATGATCGAAGATGTCAAACATCCAGATGATGGTGTATACTTTTTGAAGGATACTAAACTCAAAAGAAGATGTATATTTTATGATAATGGGTGTACAATTTATTCAAAACGACCAAAAATATGCAGGTGCTATCCATGCTTCAATGCTGATGATAATGGAATGAGATTCCATATGTACACTACATGCCCAGGATCAGTTTCACTGGCAAAAGAGATTTTATATTACAAAACGCATGTAATAGATCCTTCTGAACCAATGTCAACCGATGAGATGACCTCATACGGTATTATAGTTATAGCTGCATATATCCATGTTTGTGAGACCTCGTTAATATCAAAAGATCTTAAAAAAGAACCGAAAAAAGTATTTCCAGAAATCATGAAAATGATCAATTTAGATAAAATTGATATTTCGACCGGAAATGGGAGGGCAATAGCAATGAGCTTCCTTGCCCGATACGTACATAACATTGAAGAGTTTTTTACTCAACTCCAAAATGATAAAAAATAACCTATTCTTTTTCATTTTTTATATAATTATCTACATAATCATCATAAAACCATTCATAATCATCTTCCCATCCATCTTGGAATGGGTTTTCGTTGGTTCTAACGTCCAGAACTTCTGAAAAACGGGGTTTTCCTTTGTGAGTACCAATGCCAATCAGAGCATCATATCCCTCTTTTCTTATTCGGGCAGCTATTATATGCTCTTGGATTGCATATCTTCTTAGGTTCCCTTTTTTTGTGTTTTCATAAATTTCATTTGCATATCCTGGATCTCCTCCATACCTTTCTAAAATATTTTCGATTTCAGAAACCACCTTATTAGGAGATACCTGACCAGTATTTACGTAGTAAGAAGCACCTGTAATTTTCTTGGAAATTTCGTCCTGTAATGCCATCAATTTGGATTTTCCTTCAAGAAGTGTATATGCCCTTTCAGGAACTGCTCCCCCCGTCGCGCCTTTTATTATAAGCGGGTTCCTAAAGATTGTTTTGCCCTCCATTCTTTCGGGTCCGCCATATTCATTTTTTGTCGATTTATAATGTCTTGCATAAGGCGATTTGGCTTCCGGTAGATAAAAAACTCCAGATCTTAATGCTAATGATCCTGCTTGCTCTGGTTCTTGGTATCTTACCACTGTCATTTCCAATCCCTTGTCCGTTACTTTTGCCCCTTCTGTATTTGTTATTGCATCACGAACTTCTGGTCTTGATAATGTTTCAGCACGTTTGGATGACATAAATATTTGAAAATCATCTCTTGACTTAACATCCTTTATGCTCTTAAAAGTAGCACTGGAAACCGATGACTTAGTATCGGCGCACTCATTCGTGTCAGGATTTTTATCTCCTTTCTTGCATTTATAGTTAAGTTTAATAGCCTCAATTGGCTCTACATATACCTCATTTTGTTTCATACCTGATTTAAATTTAACTCCTTTTATGAATTCTAGTCCATATTTGTCACATGCTTTCTTCAATTGTGTACGCGAATCTTCCAAATCCCCTGTTGTACGAAACTCTTTTTCGATTGCACTTGTGCTTAGCGTATAAAAGTTCTTAAGCTTTTTGCTGTCCGCATTGTCCGGTACCTGAATTATATCCATCTCATCATCTTTTACCATAACGCCCATAGTAGAGCTATAATTGTCCTTCCAGCTCTGCTTGAACATATTAATATCGCCAGCGGAGAAGGAAGAAACGCCCTCAAATGATGGAATATCAAGAAGGTTGCCATCCTTGTCACGGCTCTGCCCACCATGTGAGTGAATATTCACAAGGTCCGTTCTATCCTCTTTTGGTATTTTTGCCAAGTCTTTGTGTTTGAATATCGATCCATCCTTTGTTATCCAAAATCCAGTGTCTGACGTTGTCAACAATTTTCCTTTTTTTGGTATGTAACCATGATGCAGTCTCCTGACATCCTCTGAAATTGCTTTTTCTACAGCACTGACAATTATAGAATTTTTTCCGTTGACTGATTCCGTTTTTTCGGTAGTTTGAACTTTACTTCTCAAATAATTCTCGATTTCTCCCTTTATTTCATCAGGGCTTAGATTGGGTTGAATACCAAGCGTGCTCAGTCTTGAAAAGTATTTCGATTTAGATCCGTCTTTTATTTTCATGACAGTAAAATCAGGGACATTTTTTTGGTCACTTGATGAAAGCATTCCAACCGCTTTCAATATGTTACCATTTTGTTCCTTATTATTTGCACGCACAATAATTTCTTTATCACCATATTTGAACCTTGTAATATGCACACCACCAAGCTCTGGAATGTACGTTTGAGAAACTTCCTTAAATTTTTGACTTCCACCAACTTTTCCACCGCAAGACCCCTCGCCAGTTCCCACCTTCTCGTCATCAGGACAATTTGAATTTGACTTTATACCTTCACAAAATTTTCCAGTTTCAGGGTCGTGACACTCGTTAGAATTTTCTTTGATCGGATTGTGTGTCTTTCTCAGGTCAAAAACCTCTGACAGTCTGGTTGACTTTCCACCTTCTCGCTCAATGCCTATGACCGAATCATACCCCTTGGCACGTATCGCGTGCGCGAAGATATGTTCCTTAACAGTAAGTCCAATTACATCAGGCGAATCCTCATTTTTCAGAGTGTCATAGATAGGTTTTGCAAAGGTCTTATCCCCACCAAATCCAGACAAAACATTCTCAATATTACGTATAATGTTATCGGGACCATCACCATCTTCAATCAGTGTCGTGATATTTTCATAAACAACCTTGTTCAACTTATTTAATATTTTATCGCCCTTTATAGAGACATATGCTCTCTCAGGTACTTCTCCCCCTGTCGTACCTTTTATAATCAATGGATTTTTAAAGACCGCACGCTCTTGAATTTTTTCTGATCCACCATATATGTTCGATTCTGGATTATCATATGCTGTTTCTAGAGGAGAATTTTTTTCAGGAAGATAGAAGACACCTGTACGTAGTGCCAATGATCCTGACTGTGATGGTTCTTGAAACCGTGTTATATCCAACTCAATACCATCTTTTGTCAGTTTTGCCCCTTTGGTATTACGAATTGCATTTTTTAAACCTATATTATCATATTCTTTTATAAGATCTCGTGATCCGCCGCATGTGAATCTTCCCGCTTCGTGTGAGTCCAATGGACATTTTGAATTTTCCTTATGAGTAATTGATATATCATCAGGAACTACATATTCCTCACTTTGACCATCATTTTCCACGCGAGTTTGCATCCAAGGGGTATTGTCTACATCTCCGGTAGCTGGTTTTTCATCAGGAGCATCTAAATAACCCTTTTCGATAAGTTTTTGCCTCTGAAATTGCGTAAGATCTTTCTCGCGCAGGGTTATCATAGAACATCTGCACGATGGGTGACTATCTTGGGGTATCTCATATAAATCGTTTGTATCCGGATCGACAAAAGGTTCATCTACCGGCACAATGGAGTTCATCACGCCTTCCTTTTCATTGTCGATAAACCGCTTACATATCTTACATGAACGATCGTCGCCTATTACCATCCATTGCTTAAACTCCCTGTCAAGCTTCTTGGCAACTCCAAGGACCGCTTCGTTTTGTGTCCTGTGGTGCTCAGATCTGTATATCATTTTCATTCGCGAAGGGCTCAGCGTATAATTATCCCTATATTTGCGTTCAAACTCGCGCTCTCCGACACCCCAGCTATCTTTAAGATCTTTTTTGAGCCTATTGATATCGGTTTGTGTGAGCATTTTTGCCAATTTTAAACCATGATCTTCGAAATATTCTCCTGCTAAAGACTCCGCAAATCCTTCATCATTAAAAAATGCCTTCGGCTCTGCTTTTTTTACACTATTTACATAACTGTCCTTTATCCCACCATTCCAAATCATTGACCATAACTTGAAATTTTTCAATAACAGGCTTTTTCCCACTTTTTTCTGTATATTTAACCACATTATTTCCAATTTGCTTGGGAATTTGCCTTTCGGATTCTCCAATTTCTTTGTAGCCTCGGTAAGTTTTCTTCTAAATTGAGGGGAATTCATATCAAAATCATTTATAGGCATATATATCAAATTAGAAATAACGTAAAGGGGAAAACGTAAAAAAGAGTTAAAATGTTTTGACTATTTTATCAATTTCCTTCTTAAGGGCGGATGAGTTCGTTTTTGAAAAGTCAAATGCCCAATTTACCCACGCCTCATATGCCGCCTTCCCCTTTTCAGTGCTATATGCTGGCATATCGACTCCATATGTTTCTTGGTAAAACGCCTGTGCGTGTTCAAGCATTGTCATCTTTTCTGGATTTTTTGTAATAGGCATCACCATCTGTATTTTAGCACCCATCAACTAAAGAAAAAAGAAAGATCAAAAAGATCCTTCTTTTCCCTTGGTTGGTTTTTTGGGTAGATGCTATTACACTGGTAAAGTACTTAAAGGTTTTGGCACAAAGATTTAAATAGAAAAACACCCAACGTGGTAATCAGTGAATTAACATGGTTGACAAAAATGGATTCTACAATAAATATAGTATAACTAGAACTGATGGAACACCGATTAATAGAGATGAGGAGCATTTTGTCTTAAAGCTCGATTCTGATAGGTTTGCTCGCGATGCCGCAATTTACTATGCCCAAATATCCAATAATGCGTTGCTAGAAAGTGACCTGCGCATACTGTTTAAGCAAAGAGGATGGGATTTTAGTAAATTGAAGCACTCACCAAGGGTACCATAAGCCTTATATACGAAAGCTGTGCAATAGCATGTTATGTTATCCACTGAGAAGGTTAACCGATATGTAGGAATGACGGCATCAATTCTGAACGAGAACGTACACATCCTTGGCATGAAGAGAAAAAACATAGTGGACTTTGTTATTGCTAATATCAAGAATAACGATCGGGGGTACATGAGCACCTATAACCCTCTTATTAGGACCATTGTATCGATCGTACTTGAATCTAGAAGAACCAAGGACGAGTCGTTAATTGGACTAATTAACATGATCTGTGATGGAAAGATATATCACATGATTGCTTATGACTTCATTACTGCCACAAAAAATGATTTGAGGTCTAGGAGTATCATAATGGCAATGGATGAAGTCAAAAGATCAGAGAGTATGATGGAGTTCATATCAAAGAGTGGTTGTTGGAAGGATACCAACGCTATCATCGATATGGCAAATACCCTACAATTCCCTGAGATCCCACACACCGAAGAACATATCTTACAAAACACTATTGCCATAGCATCCAGATTGACCAAGGATGAGATTATGGAGTTGGGAGCAACCCATATAATTGCGAAACATCTTGGGTTAAGGTTTAAGAGAAAAGAACTTCATCAGGCAATACCACGAGTTGTTAGTATCATGAGGAGAATAAGAAGTTCAAGCAAAAACATGCCATTGATGAATTTGCTTGATCTGATGTATGAAGGAAAACTAAGTGTCATTACTGGCTACTATTTCACGATTGCTACCGACTTTGACATCAATACAAGAAATGAATTGATGAATAGCCGTGATTTGGCTGGCATTCATAACTATGTCACGAACTTCAGATACCATCCATCAGAATATAACAAGCTTTACACTCAACTGAAGAACGGTATCAATACCAATGTTGGTAGATGCAATACTACAGAAAAAATAAAGGAGTATTACAAAGCATTGAACGCGATCTCTCATCGGCCTATGACACCCCTGAAGGATGCCACAGAGCCACAATCAAATGTGGTGCTCAAATCAGAAAGTGTTAATCCAAGAGACAATCTCAATGTACCTGATATACTTGAGGTAAACCTTAAGCTAGATCCCCGCTCATTAGAGATATTGGCACAAATATATAAAACATCAATATGGAATTGCAATTCACTCAACGACGAGGAAGAGGTCGCTGGATTCTTTGATAAACACTTTGCCCAGATTGATCCAAGGTTTACCAAGACAAAGACTCATGGCATTGATCTATCCAAGATTAATGCTTAACTCCCTTTTTTATCGAAACCCTTAAGTAATATCAACGCATACGCTGTTATTATGCTAGAAAGTAACTCATTAAGTGATTTTAATAAAACGTTGAAGAGCTTACAAGAATGCACTATCCCTACCGCTGTAGAATACCTGATCAAACGGTTATATAACATTGCGGATTCTTATATTGTTACCGATGCGGATATATCAGAAGAATGGCTAAAGGTCGATACCATAAGAGCTGGTCAATATCATACACAAGGTTTCGGCGCAGAAAAATATGCAAAAGCGGCAGCCGAAAACATAGCATTCACGTATTCATACTTTGGTATACCTTCATGGGTTAAAGAGATAGAAAAGCCCGATTTTAAGGATGCATATGATAACATTACAGCGGACAATGACTATGAGGTGTTTGTGAAGTGTTCAAGAGATCTCGCGACACTTATCAAATACAAAAAAATCGATATCAACGAGGTCGTTAAGAACATGAACACGGCACAGGTAAATCCTAATGTATTCTTCCCATTTTATAAACCTAGTTAAAATCATTTATTTTTTATATTTGTTCATGATTTTTCCTACGATTGGGTGCGCGTCTTTTCCCATTCTAAATAGCGAATACTGTTCTGACCACCATTCACTTGAATTTTTCTTACTATAAATGGATGGAAAGTCATCTTTATCATTTTTTGCGGCATCTAAGAAAGTGTTGTTAATTAGCTGAATATCATCCTTTGATAGTGAATTGTCCCATCTATAATGCCCTGCTTCATGAAATATGATATTTCGAATCCTGTCATTTCCAGGAGGGAAAAGCTGAGCCGCCGTATTTGGTATGAACTTCCTGCCTTCCTCCTTCTGTTTTATAAGGTCATTCAACTCTATGCTGATCTTAGCCCTTAATTTCAATAAACCATAATTTACCTTATCACCCATGCTTTTTCTTGCATTATCAATTTCGGTTAGGCCCTTCTCGCGCACGGCAATCATGCTTTCAAGACTCGATTCTTCATTGTTCTCCTTCTCGTTTTTAAAATGTCTTGCCGAGATATCAAGTCTAGAAGTTGTCTTTACTATCTTATTTCCATCAGGCCCTCTTTGTGTATATCTAGTCAACGTCATTCTCGCTGCATTGGCTCCAGGAACATGTCCAATTTCATCGAGGTGTATTGGCATATAGGCATTTTCTTCTTTCAATGCACTCAATATAACTTTAGTATCCTCTATTTTAATTCCCTTCAAATCAACTGAAGTTGCTCCGAATGTTTTTTTCATATCTTCGTACACTGGATTAACTTTTGCAGGCTTCTTTTCTTCCACTTTAGTGTCTGATTCAGCGGGATCACATTCAAATGTGCCCTGTTTATAGCTGTCTTTTTTACATTTTCCTCTCGCGTTCTCCTTTGGTTCTACATATTTCGACACTGGTAAATCGTTGACAACAACCACTTTCGATCGATTAATTAGGATCATATACTGTTGGTCAGGCACATCAATTGCATCATAACCCATCAGAGCAGCAAATATGGCTGGTTCTGATAATAGGCTTCCTTTTGCCCGAAGGGATTCATTAAAGTTCTTTGCATCATCAAATTCCTTGAATGACATCTTTGCCATCTCATCTCTGGATATTTCTTTTTCAAACAAATTGTTTATGTAATCGGACTTTATACGTTCTAATTCCTTATCCTTAATTATCCTAGCATTATTAGATAGTGTCATCCTTATTACACTGCCTGATGTTTTGTTATTACTTGTAAGTTCGCTCCTTGAATACTTTTCTGCAACTTCCTTACCTGCTTTTCCATATGCTGTATATATTCCAGTCCCATACATTCCGCCTCGCGTTTCGAAATCCCCATTAATGAACGTGTCTTTGGCTTTTGGATCAGATACACCACGCCAAAGTTCCGCACTTCCTTTTTTTACCAAGGCATCCATCTCTTTTGAAGATACCTTTTTCGGTTTATTGTCATATCCAAGTTCGTGTAAATACCCTTTCACTGCCAAACTTTCAGGACCATAAAGGCTATCTCGATTTTCCTTTTCAGATACAGGAAACTTACCATATTTGATCTTATACACGATCATCTCTTTGGATGTTTTCATTGTATCGAAATCACTCATGCGATCTCGTGACTCTTTCGCTTCATCTCCGTCACTACATTTAAAAGATTCATCTACCGTTCCTTTTTTACATTTGCCGCGACGATTTTCCTTAAGATTTATCTTTTCATATTTTCCAGTCAGATCCTTGTTTTCTTTCTTCTTAGAAAATATCTCATTTATTATATTTCCATCATCATCAAACTCACTGATAATGACGGTTGTAGCAAGTTCTTCATCAACGGATTCATGATCATCATTCAAATATGCAACCGTGGCATAACTTCCTCCACTTGGTGTAGGACCATCAATTTTTTTCATCATTGTATACCACCCCTTAGAACATTTCTAGCCCTTTGTTTCAATTCATCATCCCTGTTCTTAATATTATTGAGCACGTATTTATCTAAAACCTTTGATCGATTCGGATATAGAAGCCTAAAAGACTCATTGTTGTTCAGGTACTCTTTTATCGACTCCGCAAAATCTTCAATAAGTCCGGTTTCTCTCCTATTTGGATCATCTGATTTAAATTGAATATGACTGCTCATCTCAGCATACGCCGATACGTACATACCATTTTCATACTTATGTGGTAATTTTACATCTTCTTTCATTGCATCAAACCATGTGGGGTTTTCTGGATCATTGGATTTCTTTTTTTCAGAAAACTTATAGAATTTATTTGGATCTTGACCTAGCTTTTCATCTCCAATCGATCCTAGCTCAAAATCAAGATTGTGAGCAGCTTCGTGTGTGAGGACTTCCTTATCAATTATGTTTCCTTGTTCGAATAATGAAACTTTCCCACCACCCGCACATCCAGCCGATTTAAATTCATGACCGGTCTTTTCCGACCAAAACGCATCGTCAGGATTTGCATATTCAAGAACCTCAACTCTTGTCACAGCACTTGCGATGTTGGTTGGCATGCAACTTATCTTAAAGAATAATTCATCGATGTCCATGTTTGATCGTTTGTCTTTGACTATACTAACAGTATCAAAAACATACCTTGTTGAATCGGTTTTGATATTACCATATGTTGTAGCAACCGCGTCATAAATACCATCCGGTGCATTACTCGTTCTGTATCGGTGTTCATCAGCATACGTTTTTACTAGGTTCTGATAAGATTCGTTTATTTTCAGCTTGTAGTACTCCCTTTCCTTTTCAAACCTCTCGAATACTTTTTTCCTTTCAGCAACAATTTTATCATGTTCCTCAGTAAAATCATCACGGCTAATAACATTAAGAACCGAATCGGGATCGTCATCCGATGCCCCATATTTTGTATATAAGTCATCAATCTTTTTCTTGTATTCATTATCCTTCTGTCTAAATTTACGCATTGAAGAGTTGTACTTCGCCTTTATTAATATATCGTTGTCAAGGGCCTTTAAGTACTTACTGTTTTCCCCCATCTTTGAAGTTGATGGTATCGTTAGCATGCTTTTTGATTTGTCTGCCATGAGTTTGATAATTTCCTCAACTTCTTCATTTGGCAGATCATTGGATGAGGTACCACATAAAAATCTACCGCTCTCAACCGTGCCCTCCGCGCATCTATAATTCAACTTAACTTCATCAGGTTTAACATATTCTTCATTTTGTTTCATAGCTGGCTTTTTTGGCCGTACTTTCCAATCTACTTCGCTATGCTGAGACAACCGATTCAATGGTATCTTGAATGAAACAAGATCGCGATCTTTTCCCCAATAGCCTTCTGCATGCTCTTTCGACGGGGAGACGAAAATACCTTCGGGAATATCTCCATTTTTGATTCTGTCAATAACATCAGGTGTGTGTGATGCCCAAACCTTTACCATTTTTTCGCCAATTCCCATCAAGTCGTTTACCAAATCTTGCGTCTCCTCTGATGCCTCCTCATTGCCTTCAAACATTTCAAATTTTCCATCTTCAGAGAGCATCAGTCCAACCGTCATTTTGTCATCTTTATTCGCGGACACATAAACAGGGAACGGAAACACACTTTCATTAGTAAATAGTTTCCTGTTTGAAAGTAAACGATATTTTGCATCACTTTCATCAAAGCTTGCACCCTTCTCTTTCATCATGGAGTTAATTTTTGAATAGTCATTACTGGCCTTTTCTAAGATCTTCTGTCCTTCTTCAGGATGCTCCTCATCGAATAATAACGAAGCAATGGTATCAAGGTTCATTTGTTCATCTGAAAGGTATTTTCCAGAAGAGCTGTATGAATCGGCCTTGTCTATTGCATCGTAAAAATCATCAATAGTGATTTTTGACTTGAAAAGCTCGGATTCAGTCTCCTCATCTCCACATTTAAAAGATTCATCAACCGTTCCCCACTTACATTTTCCTTGTCTATTTTCCTTTACTTCATAACTATTTTGTTTCTGTTGTACAACTCTTTTGGGGTCTTTCCAGACATAATCATAGGGATCTTGAATCAATTTACCTTCAGCATAAATTTCTCCTGTTCCTGATGAAAAAGAGACATCGCGAGCATCAACCTTAAACTCCATCACCTTGCCACCACTGCTATCTTTTTCCCCTCTTAACTTTGCATAATTTGAGGCACCTTCTCCATAGCTACCGAAGTTGCCTTTCGTATGACTGAAGTATGATCCTTCATTTAGGGTTTTCCCCCTCATTATGCTTTCAGCAGACCTGTTTGAGGTACCATGATATAAAACTACCGCACCGTCCGATTCTGATATTTTTAACCTAAGTCCATTTGATTTAAGTTCATCCCTCATGTCTTGTGCGGCTATTAATCTATTATTCCAGTCATTATGCCAAGTAGTTTCTGTTATTGTCTCACTATCTACCCTTGGCTTGCCTTGTAGATGGTCTGTAACCTTGTTAATCAAGCTTTCTGTTCTAGGAGAGTCTGGAACATCATCTTCCCTGAAAGGTCTTAAGGAAGGGCCTTTAACACCTTCTGTGGTACCCCATTCTTTGAGAAGCTTTCTCTCTGAAGACTTCCCATTGCCATCCCAAAAATTCTTCCCGACTTTTACAACTACATGCTGCCCAATACCACTGTAATTTTGTACGGTGTATAGATCTCCTCCTATCGTATTTTGGATTGCTTTAGCCATTGCATAACAACCACCATCCAAGGGTCCGGTTCTTGCCTCATCATTGAATATAGTATACAAATCGTTATTCAATTTTATCTTCTTTGATAAATCCTTTTCATCAAATTGTTTAGGTTTTTCTTCTTTTTTGTCTTTTTGTAGCTCTCTCAATGCTGCCTTAAAAGTTGCTTTTCCTGCCTCGGTAAATCCACCAGTCTTATATAGCATATCTGGATACTTTTTGAAAAATTCCAATGCAAGCTTTTTACCTAATCCTTTTCCTTGAAATTCTTTTGCAACAGAAAGATCGGTTTCGTCATCACCAAGCATTGATATGTAGCCAGCTTCTTTCCCGCCAACCTTAACAATTATTCCGTCTCCAGTATCATGAAATGTGTTATTTCCATCTTTTTTGTACGCATCAATGCCATCAGCCATACCCTCAATGTCACCGGCATAAATTGCTGGCCTCTCGTCGTCTGATATTCTCTTTGTGTCTGCCTTTTCGATTACTTTTTCAATTCCTTTCTCTCTTACCTCATCTTCAGGCGTACATTTAAAAGACTCATCCACTGTGCCCCACTTACATTTACTATTCTCTTTTATTATGTTTGATTCAGCATTTAAAATCATTTCATATTTCTTGATCTGCCAAGGGTCAATCTTACCTTTTACCCGAACGCCCCCACCGTATACAATACTCTCCGCTACTGTATCTCCCACTTTAACACCGGTACCCCTCTGATTTGCTAATTGATCTTTATCAGCTAACATCTTACTAACAGGTACCAAAACTTCATAAACAGTTGATTTTCCGCCGTTGCCCAAATCTCCAAAGCTTTTTGCTCTTTCTGGTGTATTTGCTAGATATACGTATCCTGATGTCGATTGATAGCTCCTTCTTCTGTTTTTTGAGGTTGGCAACAGACCCTCACCCTCGATGTCCAATGTTGGTGATGTACCATGATAGAATTTCATATAGACTGGATTATATTTATCTTTGTTGGCATCAATAACAGCCTTTATTTCTTTTACCTTTTCCATTGATGGTATACCCTCAACAAACGGGTTATTGATTACTTTGTTGGATGTTCTTTCTGTCCAATTAAAACCCTTGCTTGCGCTTGTTTTTGAATTGGCCTTGTCCCCCTCAAGGCCACACCTAAAAGATTCATCAACAGTACCCCACTTACATTTACTATTTTCTTTGATTTCTTCATCAGGTACTACGTATTCCTCACCATATTCATTTTCCTCAAATGGCTCAAATTGAATGCCATTATCGCCATCATATACATCAATGTGATCAATTTTTCCCATTAAAATGTCATCGGGTATCCCATTTGGAAATGCATCACAATGTAACTTATTTATTCCTGACTTGAACATTAAATTGTGTTTGCAATTCATACATGCCCAAGGCATCATAGGTACTGTCATTATTCTTTCCTCCTCAAAACGCGGTTAATAGCATCATATGCACTTGGTAATAAGTCCCTGTTAACTTCTTTGCCATTTGTCATCATACTAAACATTTCAGCCACACACTCATCCTCGTCAGTTATTGCATATGATGATATAGCGCGCTTAATGTTGTTTGAATTTGCATTGTATGCACCAAATGATTTATCGACACTTTCTTTATCCAATTTTTTTTCCTTCCATTCTTTTCTAATTAAGGAATTTTCATCAGGTGTAAATAACTGATACTGAACAGCATGTCCGACTTCGTGACAGTAAGTACCCACCAACCCATCGATAGCACACCCCTTTATCTCATCTTTGCGCGATCTTCTTTTCACAACTCTTTCTAATGATGCGTTATAATGGAACGTAAGTTTTTTCGATGATGGATTATATGTTGCTAAATACGATCCTAGCTCAGAATCAGCCAGTGCAATTTCTGGTAAGTCGAGTTCTTTCAGGGCTGGGAACTCGTTAAGCATTCTCGATCTTTCTTTTCCTATAATATTTAATGTATCGAGACATACTTTTGGGTTACTAAGTGCCGATTCTTCTGTAATATTTATTTTTAGACCCATTTCTTTTTCTGCATCAGAAACCTTGTTAAATTTTTTGTGCGACACTTCCATTTTTAAACGATCGCCATGCTCCTTGATAAAATCGGTTGCAGCATATAGTTGCTCCATTTGGAGGGCCTGCCTGGCCCTGCCTTCGGATGTACCTGGGTCACTTTGATTTCTAACAATATTTTGTAAAACATCTCTATATGCAATTCTTTGTGCTATTGACATTTCCTTAAGATCTTCGACAATAAGCGCCTTTTCGGCATTTGCTCGTTTCTCAATCGCAGCATCGCGTTTCTCATCAATGGCTTTCATCTGACTCATGATCTTCTTTTTCTCGCTTGATTTCAAATCGAGACTATAAGTTTTGTATATTTTGTCCCTCTCAGTGCTGAGCTTTTCGACTTCATTTCGATGCTTTTCGACCTCTCTATCATCGAAAATATGATCACCTCGCACAAAATAGTCAAATCTCATTTTTTCAATTGGATCTGACCCAACACTTTCATAAGTCTTAGATTCTTTTTCTGGTCGTGTTGTATCATTCAAAGCCTCTTTTTTGGTTCTTGGTAATAAACTAACATGATATAAAGTTCCACCGCCTTTTATCTTTTCAATTTTTTCAAGCTTGAATGTAGAATTTGACGTGATCAGAATCTCAGATTCTCCACTTTTTTTACCAGCACTGAATCTTGTAATATCCATCGCATTCGATCCCGCAGGTATATTAATTTTCATCATATAGGGTTTTTTCTCATACGAGGCAAATCGATCGCTAACGGATTTATCAGGCGAAGTTGAAACAAACCCCTTATACTCAAAATTATCGCCTTCTTTTGTACCTTTAATACACGAAAGAAAGTTTAACTTGGACTGCCCAGAAAGACCTCTCCAAACCGTTAAGTCGCTATCGATTTTGTTATTTTCTATTATTCGATTGAGGTCAGTAATATCAGATCTTACTTCATTTAGCTGCTTTTCAGTAAACCCCATATAAACCCCATTCATATAGTTATTTATAGATGTATATTTAAACCCAGAATAAGCACTTATGGTATCACGATCTTTTGCGCTTAACTTAACAGATTTGTTTGGTTTGTTTGTTATAAGATCGTTTTTACCCAAAACTTCCTTTAAATTGTCAACGCTCTCTTTAGATACTTTTCCTGATTCCTTTTCCACTTTGACCTGTTTAATGGCTTCAGAAACCTTACTTACTTCTAAACTTTTTCCCTCTTTTTTGGCTTTCTTTGCTTCTCTTTTAAGTCTTCTCTCATTTTTCATATTTTTAGCAGCTTCTGCCTTTGTCTCGCCACAGGAAAAAGAATTCGGTACATATTTTCCTTCAGGACATTTATAATTTAGTTTTATTGTGTTCAAGCTTGATGAGAGAGACGTTTCAAATGCTGCTTGTATAACATTTTTTAAATTATTATCAATCATAACAGAGTTTAGCTTGGTTCTTGATAAAATCCTCTTAAGAGGAGCAACCATTTCAGGGTAAAAATCATTATCAAATTCATGCCCATTCGTAGCCATTGAAAACATTTCAGAAAAGCATTCATCAGGGGTCTTTGTTGCATATTCAGAGACCTGTCCTTCAATCTTATTATATAGATCGGAACCACCACCAAAGCTGTGAGAAACCCCTTTCCATGACGCATATATGGCATTTCGTTCCTCTTTGGTAGTTAATTGCTGAAGAGCTGCATGACCAACTTCGTGCCTATAAAGGTCAGACAGGCTTGTACCCGATAACTGTCTTACGCCGTATCTATCGTTTTTTGCCTTTGATCCCTTTGGTACTGCCGCATTCTTTCCTCTTGATGCTGAATTAGATAACAGCGTCATTGAATTATCAGAACTATCGAATTTTGCCGCCCCTCCATGTCTGCCTAGTGCCTCATCATCAATCTTATATTCTGATATGTCAAGTTTTTTTAGCATCGGGAACTCATTATATATCCTTGCTCTTTCCTCAGACACCTTATTTAGTGTTTTCAATGATTCTGCCTTGCTTGCTTTTCCAACAATGGTAACTTTCGCACCAAGAATGTCAATAGCTTTATCAAAGTCTTTAAACTCTTCATGCTTCACTGGCAAGCTTTTGTTTTTGGTCTTGGATTCCTCTATTTTGTTCTCCAGCGCGTCCCTAGCATAACCATATGCAACAGAAAGCCTTTCATATTGTTTCATGCTGTTTTCATTTCTTGTGTCCAATTTAAATGTGCGGGTCTTCTCATCCAACACGTTAACGACTTTTGACAGATCAGCCTTAGACATAGATGCGAGAATTTTTGTCATCTTATCAAAATCACCCTTTCCTCCCTTTCCGTTAATGATTTCCATCATACTAGATGATTTATCACTGGATATTTTCTTTTTGGTGCTGGCAGGCTTTTCTGCTTTTTGTTCTTTTTTACCCATTTCCTTTTCAAGACATTTTTCCGTACAACATAAAGAACCTTTAGCAACAGTTCCGTCCTTGCATCGGGCATTAAGTCTTATAACATGAAACCTCTTCAATAAAAACACCACACTACTTTAGAATTTTACTCAATTTATGGTATTGCGTAAATGTAGAAACATTTAAATAGTAGTTGTTACATTGATTTATAACATGTCAAAGATAAATAGCAATTGGGTAACAGAAAATGGAATAGTAAGGGTATCAAGCAGCTCACAAGAAGACAACTTAACAAGGATAAACCTTTCTGGATCAATGGACGAAGTTATGTTAAAGGAAATAAATGGTACATATCCAGGAAAGATAAGTTGCGATAGAAACAAAAGATTTTGTACATGTGATACGAATTATACAAGATATGATAACCCATGTGTGGTGCCATCTGTCGGATATAACTATTCATTTCAAAAAACATTGTTCTTAGAGATTGAAAAATGGGAAGAACTATCAAAAATTCTTGATTTCGTTGCCATCAGAAACATTGGTATATACTTGGATGGAGAAGTTCCTTGTGGTATCAAAGTGTTGGTATCGGCAAACACATTTTCAATTGATAAATATGTAGAAGCAAAAGGGGTCGTAGGGGTCACTGGATATAAAATACCAAACCCGATCGACCTCGGAAATTTTGATAAAAACAGACCACTTATAATAGACAGTAATCGGTACACTGGAAACTTTAGGTCAGTTGCATTTCTTATTCAAATAGAAATAGCCACAGACGCTATGCAAGGAGAGATAAAAATTCCAGACATGAAATTTACTGTTGATATAGAAAAAGAAGAAAAGTTCTGTAAAAACTGTATAAACTGCTTTGGTAGTGACTTTTACACTGGATTAACAAACTGCCATCGTCTAGGCTACCAAAAGGATCTTGTCACTGGAATCAAGAAAGACATTATTTTAGAGTGTGGCATGGAAAGATATTGTGGTGAATGTGGCAAAAACGGTAAATTTTTCGTAAAGAAGAAGAAAAATTAGCTCTTCTTCTTAGTTTTACTCTTTTTCTGCTTTGGAACCTTAATTTGTATTGGTGCTGGATTGGTCTTTGTTTTTAGACCTCGTAGGCCACCTGGCTCTCCCCCACGCACATCCAATTCAGGATTATCCTTAAAATTCGTCAATCCCGTGAGTTTTGATATTGCCTTATTAGATGCTGCTATATTAGCCTCTCTCGTACTAGGCTGGGACATCAAATCATAACAGGCATGACACGCTGCACACGCCCCTGTTCCAACATTTTTCTCATTACAAACTCTAATATTATTTGCTTTATCTTTTAATATTGGTGCATTCAATTTGAGCTGATTCTCCTTCTTCGGCTTTTCACCCGCAGCAACTTCTTCAGGTGATTGTTCAACTAAATGCCTGCTATATTGTGTCATGTCCAAGTCAAGGATCTTTTCACTGATGTTTTTATTAAAACGTAGCTTAGTTTCAAGCACCGGTAACGCCAGTTCATTTGCAAAGTCTACTGCATCTTGTTGGACGGCCATTATAGATGGATCGTTTGATGCAATCGACCGTATTCTAAGAACAAAATTTGTGTCTGGGTATTGCGTTTTTATCCTTGCAACGTTTATCATTGATTGTCTCATATGATCAGGGTAAAGTGGGTCCAAACTCACTTCTACATTTTTGATATAATCAGGATTCCATCCATTTATATTTAACATCTTAGATATAAAGAATATGTTCTTCTCAGGCGTGACCACGTTATCGCCCTTGGTACTTCTTTCAATCAAATCTTTTACCTGAAGTGCGGTATGGTTCCAATCCTTCCCAGGTTCTCCATTCGTACCTATTCTAAGGATCTCGTTCGCCTGTAAAGAGCCCTTTAGAACGGCCTTTATTGGGTTTTGGTGACGAATGCCTGTCTTTGCTGTGATCTTTGCAGCATAGCACTCATAGCACATCTGATCACATCCCTGTACAGTATCCGCACCTATGATTCGAAAATTCCCTTCTGGTGTTTTAAGCTCTTCTGTCATTTTCATATTAGCATTTCGCTTATGGGATATGGTAAAACTGCCAGAATAATCGCTCTTACGTTGACCACGTTCCATCTGGGCGGCTATTCTCGCTCGATCAAATATAGGTAATGCCATATATGCCTTATTTTGCACCAACTCTCCTATACGCACAGCCGGTGACTCGGATACCATCTTCTTTTCCATATGATACTTAAAATGGCCGGTTTTCTCATCTACAACCTTAACAGGGTTTCCCTTCGCATCTTTAACTTTGATACCATTCTCATCTTTTTGATATTCATATACCTTAACATCTTTTTCGAAACTCTGGAGTTCTTTTATGCTATTGGATTTTAACCAATTCTTGACATCAGATATAGTGCTTATCTTTTGCAAATCGGACGCATTGTCTTTAAGAATTTCGACTTGACTATATGCTTCTTTAACCGCTTGCTTCTTACTGCTTACTGTTACCTCACCAAGACCGGAAACGACAGCTTTTTTCTCAGACGAAAACGAACTTGACTTTTCCTTTGTTATTTTCTCGCCTTTGACCTTGTTTTCCCTGTCTAGACATTCTTCAGTACAACATAGAGAGCCAGAGGCAACCGTCCCATCTTTACAAGTACTGTTTAGTTTTTCTTCAAATGCTTTCTGAGCTAAATCTCTAAGTTTATTGATCTTAATTTTAATCATTGTTACTGCCTCTTAATAAGCACGCTTTTCCATCCATCTTCCATAAACTTCTTTAATTTTTGTGCTTCTTCTGATGTAGTACGTCTTACTTTATACGAATCAGGGGGTACGTATTCTTCGCTTTCCTCGTAGTCATCATCACCACTAAAATTAACAATATCAGTATCCGCACCCATCAGTTCTTCTAATGTTACAGACTCCATATCAACATCCATAATCGTAAATTCTCCTTCAAGTTAACATATACCGTAAAACGATCTATTCTGCCTCTAAATCAAAGAAACCTTCCTCTCTAAGAGCTTTCATGACATCATCAATGGTCGATTCTAAAATCTCCTGTCCATCCTCACGAACGGCTTCTTCAATAGGAAGCTGTCTTGTAATAGCCCCTCTTGCATTCTCTTTTATATTTGCAGTATTAAAGTCCTTCACCAACTTGCTCTTTTTGTTGAAAAAATCACCACGTATGTTCTCCGCCATTTTATCTATCCCAATGATATTGTTATCCTCACTCCTTAAAAATATGTATTTACTGGTAATACCCTTTATGAACAAATCTTTTCCATTTAGATTCCAAAGTTCACCAGCGTGAACCTCAAAATCCCGTGATCCTCTTATAAAATGGAATGAGTCGTTCATGCTTGCAGGAATTTCATTGTGTTTAACCAGAGGGCCTGCTTTTATATTTTCAGATACCCGATCGCATGCCTCAGAAATTGCCTTTTTCTCCTCATCAGATACCGGCTCGTCTTTGTAGCCAAGAGATATTGCCCTAATCATTTTCGTATACGCTTTCTTACCATTCGGTGTTAAACCCCCCACATCGGTTATCTTATCAGGATTTAAATTGAAAAACTCTATAAGAGCCCGCCTGCCAATCCCACCGAGCCCGCGTATTTCATCTGCAATAACAGCATCTACCCCACCCTCATAATTGAGGACATATCCTACCATATCACCTTTTTTTGTAAAAAGACCAATACTCTCATTTTCTATACCAATTTTATGAAATTCAATGTCACCGATACTTTTTATCACTTTAGGGTCCATTTTAAAATCCATGTCCTCTATTTCTTTACCGGAGTCATATCTCATGTATCTCTGACCCCTCAAATCAATAGCATCCATTTCTACACGCCTTATCTGAGGCAGGTCGGGTATGTCTGCACTGTTGAAAAAATTTGATTCCCCTCCTGCTTTGTCAATCTGATCTTTTATGTTCTGCAAGCCACTATAATTTTTAGGATATTTGAAATTGGATTTTCCACTGGATGTTGGTTTTTTGTCAGTAACACTTTTCTTGGATTCAACAACTACTTTATCTATTTTTGCAGATTTGGAATCACGACTTGCTTTGTTCTTATCCCTAATATCTTTGATAGCCTTTTTTGCTTCTCTGTAAAGGTCTTTTGACACAAACCCCGACTCTTTCTTTTCCTTTTGAATTTTGCTAATAATATTCTTAATCGTAGATATATCTTCTGTGCTACCTTTTGGTAATTTTTTTATTATCTTCTTTGCAGTTTTTGTAGCATCGACCGCTCGCTTAGTTACTTTCTTCTTTTTTTGATAATTAGCATAATTCTTTTTTGCTTCAGCCGGTGTTTTTCCGCAAGCAAAAGAATCAGGCACAAACATGTCTTTAGGACACCTGAAATTTAGCTTCACAACGTTGTTATTGATGCCATTTTCAAACGCTTCTTGTACCATGTCTTGAAATTTCTTATTCTTCTTCATTGCCAACCTCCCACTCGTCTTCAAGAAGGTTGCTCATTCCAAATGAACCCTTTTTTGTCGAAAACTCGTTTTTCTTCTCACCTTCGATGCCAGCCATACCATCTATAGCACTCTCCAAGGAATTTAACGATTCTTCAGTAACACCATTCTCGTCTATATCTCCGAAAATATTATCTAACTCGGATGATTCGGATTTGGAGTCGTCTTCGTTCTTATATAAATTATTTGCATCACTCAGAACACTCTTCAACGACAAAATAGTCTCGTCAGTAATATTCCCATCTTTCAGATCAGAAATAACACGATTCAACTTATCAATGTTCTCAGTTGAATCACTGCCTTCTACTTCTCTGTCTGAAAAAACAAACCCATGATCTCCATTAAGAGATTCTTCATGCGATATAGTTCCATCTAAAATTTCAATTGGTATTCCATCTGGATAAGCCGTGCAATCTTTACCACTTGGAAAAACCCATTTACAATTCATACACATTGGATACATAAATTTAAACCAACCCTTTTAATATTGGACGTAACAGAGGACTAACTAAGTCCTCCCTATTATTAACATGTAAAGCATAGTTTTCAGCGAACCATTCATTACAGTTCGTATCACCATATACTGAGGCACATTGAAGTGAATCCCCGCCTTTCTCCTTTCCCTTTTTATCATATTTCTCAGAAAAGTATGCCCTTCTTACGGCGACATCCACCTTATGATTAGAATTCATTAAGTGATGCCCATATTCATGATCGATTGTAAGCTTTCCTCTGTCCACATTTTTATCAATATACGCACTAACATTATGTGGTCTGGTTCCAGCTTTATTTTCAATTGTCCATGTATAACCACTATCTGAACTTTTTTCTAAATCATCTAACTGTTTATTAGCCTTCTCTATTGCACTTTTTGCATACTCGACATCATATTTTTTACCATCAGATCCAACCCCATTATTGTCAATAATAGCCTGTAATCCCTTTTTCATGCGGGTTAGGATGTCATTGCCGTGCTCCCTCCTATCATCACCAAAGGTTTTTCTGTCATATTGTTTAGGGTCTAAAAACATAACACCCTCAATTGACATACTTGCTGACCACGAAACATTTCCATCTTCAGGTCTAACAGTGGTTATATATTTAAGTGGTTTTATCCCGTTTAACTTGGACCTTTCGTTCAATTTGGAAATTATATCTGGCAATTTTTTCAACTGATCATCGCTTAGGCCATCCAGATGCACTGACTCAGGATCGGATACAAATGACTTTATTTTATTTGAAGTATCTGCCAGTAGTGTTGCACTGTCGGTGTTAGTATTTAAATCTTTCCTATTGACCTCATCTGGTTTATTGTTAATATTAGAAGGTCCAATCTCAACTGGTTCTGGTTCTGGCTTTGTTGTAGTGTCATTTGTAACATCTTTTGGTGTCTCAGGTACCGGCTCTTGTTTTGTATCTGACCGGCTTTCACTTGTATTAGATTTTTTTGACACATTATATTCTTTAAGGACTTTCTTTAATTCCGATTTGCTCATTGTCTCTGTAAAGTTGTTAGCAGTCACAGTTATCTCATCACCATTTACGTCATCAATGAAAATATCACCAATAAGACCTGCGTTCCAAGTCTCTCCTGGTTTCATTATTTCAACGGCATGATCTGAATTTATAACACGAGAAGAAGCTTGAGGAACATTTTCGGCCACGGCCACCTCTTTCTGAGCTTTATCTTTCGGTTTAGTAGCAACGGTTTCCTTCTGTGCAGTCGTTTTTCCTGACTTTGCGGCTCTAAACTCCTTCATAGCAGCTTTTAGCTCTTTGAAAGTTTCCTTTGATACCTTCCCAGAAGCTTTCTCTGCCTTTACTTTTGCAATAACACTTTTTACATTTTCAACATGCACTGACAGCTCTGGATTTTTTCTCTCTTTTTTCACTTTTTTAGCGGCGTCCCTTGCTGCTTTAGTAGCATCTTTAGTAACCTTTTTATCTTTTTTTGCTTGGATTTTTGCATCTCTTTCTTTTTTCACGGTCTCTTTAGCAAGACATTCTTCTGTACAACAAAACGACCCTTGCCCGACTGTTCCTTCTGGGCATTTTTTGTTCAGTTTTTGATAAAAAGGAATTATGTCAACATACCTCATCAAATCACCTTTTCTAAGCTAATCCCATCTTTTCCAACTCGGCTAAAAGTGCATCTCCCTCAGCCATAACTTCATCATCAGAAAGATCTTCTTCAGGGGCCTCTTCTCCACCAAAGGATTCCTCACCATTTAAAGTTTCTTCACCCGTAGGCATTCTTGCTTCTCCAGCCATTGGAAGACCACCAGCCTCAGCACCAGGTTGTTGCATCAATGATTGAGGCACCTTGAATTTAAGCATCTCATCATAAACCTGCTCTTTCTGTTCATCCATAAGTGGTGGCAATCCCACATTTGCCCGATATTCATCCCAAGATATAACATGGTTATTAAACCGGTTAAGTTCTTCTGCATTTCTTTGAGCAATATCTTCAGGTACAGGTGGAGACCATTCTAATTCAATTCTGTAATCATCAAAACCATTTACAATCAAAAACTTAGTCCATAAATCGTTTTCAAATGGAATTGCACATATCTGTTGCCATCCACTGACCATATGCTTCAATAATTCAAGAAGTGGATTACTATTCGTTGACATGCTTGGGCTTAAGACTTCTAATGCATCCCTTGGGAAAATGTGGCTTACCGTCTCTCTAATTAAATACTGATCAAATTCCGTAGGATTGATAGGTATACTCGGCCTTTGCCAATCAACGTCAATTCCTTCAGGATATACAATACCGACATCAGCCGTTTGGTTTTCAGCTATAATACATCCCTGATCCCACAATTGTGTATACATTCTATCTGAAAGTGTATCTGTCTCTCCCGGCAATGCACCTGACAAACCACCGCCATTCATAACATCAGCTTCAAGATATTCTTTAGGCACCCCGACCTTAACTTTCATTGTTGGAGTCCCGCATCTACTTGCTGCCTGCATCATCCTTTTTCTTGCAAGTTCTAGCTGTGAAACTGTAGGAACAATTCCAGCCAGATAAGGATCACCATCTACACAAATTGAATTTCTGTCCTTGATATGAATAATATTTTCTGATGGAATTTCTTTTGGAATCCCGCTTAGAGAGTCCTGAACCTGATAATAATGATATGTGTTGTCAGACTTGTCAAGTACTATACCCTTTAATAAGTTTCCACACTGATATCTCGAATTGTTGCTTGTTATTCCTGGAGGAGACATAACAAAAGAAGGTGGTGGCAACCTTTGCAGCGCAATCGGTGATATCCAGCCATCTTCATCATCCCCCCAAACTATCTCAAATATCGCAGAACCATATGTCATGACATCGTACATTGCCTGCGAACAACAAGAAACTGTATTTATTTTCCTGTCAAGTTTCTCCAACTTTGGCTCCAGTTTGGCAACGATTTCCTCGTTCAATTCCTCTTTATAAGGAGGAACGATCTTAAAATCAAAATACTTAAATGTAATCAATTGTAATTGCCACAATGATCTAGAAACAGGAGCAATCTTCGCGGTTTCGGCAAGCTCGCGAACCCCATATCTATTATGACTAAAGGACGTATTAATATTTGGAAATGCTGTACCCACGGGCGTACCGGTCTTGCTGACTTTTGACATATTTTTTGGATTTCTGGTTTTTCTTTCAACCCTTCTTGCTTTCTTTCTTTCCTCTTTTTTGGCATTCAATCTAATAGCCGATGTCTTATTTTGAACCGCCTCTTTCTTATACTCATCATAATTAAAACTCATCTATCATTCCTCAAAAAGTGCAACATCATAAATAAGGGATGCGTAAATACCAACCGAAAACTATAAATAAAAGTAACGACTAAGCCAATGCTCATGGGAAAATATACTTTAAACGGCGACTTGTGTCAGATGTCTACCCAAATGCAATTCCTGATCGAAAACGGATTTGATGTTGGGCAATCTGGCTGCTATCCATATCTGGATTCAAAGCAGGAATACGACCGTGCCATCAAACTGATATTCGAAAATCGGGTAGAGGGATGGTGGAATTACAGAGATGCTCTACCTGAGATCGAATTGGATCTTCTATACAGAAGAAAAAGCATTATTACTGATGAGCTGAAAGATATAGAAAAGAGGATATTAGAGCTGGAAAAGGAGACTAACTCCTCTTAAAAACATTTAAAATAAAAATGTCGTGATAATAATTGTCAAATGAATTTAAATCTTTTTTGAAACTTCCTGGTGGAAGTGAAACAAGTATGTGTTATTACCCATTAAAACTTGACACATATGGTAGAGGGTGTTCAAACAACTGTCTATATTGTTATGCAAGGTCTATCCTATCATTTAGAAATATGTGGAACGTCGAGGCTCCAGCCATAGCGGACTATGAAAAAATCGAAAAAATTTTTGATGACGTTTTGTTAAGGAACAAAAAAACTAAATTTTCGAAGTTCATAAATGCAAAAATCCCGATAAGGTTGGGTGGTATGACTGATTGCTTATCTTGCAACGAAAAAGAGAACAAAATCACTATAATGGTCTTAGATCTACTGAAAAAGTACAAATATCCGTATCTTATATTGACAAAAAGCTCACTATTATCATCAGATCCTTATATAGATGCCCTAGACAAGGATCTTGCTTATGTCCAATACTCGATAACAACGCCCTACGATGACATATCAGCCATCTACGAACCAAATGCAAGCCTCACAAGCGAAAGACTGTCCTCTTGCAAAACCCTGTCAAATAAGGGCTTCTATGTGGCAGCAAGGCTAAATCCACTATTCCCAATATACCCAGACGGCCACTTTTCCAAAAAACGTAGCAATGCAGAACCGCTTAAATACTTCGATTGGGATTTAATAAGAATGTTTTCAGAGAATGGCATAAAAACTGTAATTGCTGGTTTTATGCGTCTATCGAGCTGGAATCTGAAATGGATAAAAGAGGCAGCCAACAACGACTTAAGATATTTATTTGATCCATCTACGAAACAGGCTGATCAGGCCCTACACTTTTCAAATGAAGAAAAAGGATATTACTATGAACGCATACAGCAAATGTGCAAAAACCTTAATATGGATTTTACCATATGCTATGATGGTGATGAATCATACGAAACATTTAAATACCTTTGGTCAAATCCAAATGACTGTTGTAATGGTATAGGAAACATCCCAGCATTTAACAAAAATTGGGACACAATCAGAAACCAAAAAACGACTATAGGAGGCAGCTAAAATGGCTGAAGAAGATCCCGAAATAGAACTTGTTATGATGTGTGCAAGAACCCACTCAATGGCATTCAGAAAAACTGCGTTTTTTCAGCGCCGTCTAACAAATGCACAAAGATCAGTAAACGGGTTATTCATGGACTTCTCAGAGCTTAAAAATGAAGAGTGTTGGCAACCAATCTATATCGAATAAACTTTTTTTTATCTTATTTTACTAGGTAAGGTAATTCTCCTGTCCCTTCTTGCTGTATAGAGCCCTTGTAATCGTGATGATGGACTTTCAACCTTTGCTATCATCTGGGATTGTGGTCTTGAAAACAACTTTTGCATGTCCTCATCCTTGACAACGTAAGGATTCATACTTGGTAATTTTGGAATGTTCAATTTAATCCTACCATTGAAATATAATATAGCATAGACTAAACAATCTAATTGATCATCATTTTTTCCATTTGGGAAGTCACAAACTTCGATTAAAAAATCATCAGACCAATGGTGGGCATTTGGGTTTGGAATAAAAATATGTCCTGACTCACAATCAGGAGCAGCGGCCATTGCTCTAATTTCCTTAGACTTTCCACCTGGTGGTAGCTCAACTATTCCTGGTATTTCATGTTTCAGCATTGACATTATTGCCGGACCATTACCTTTATCTTCCACAAGTTTTTTTCGAGCCTCTGGCCATCGATTTGACAAAATCTTAAACTGTTTCAAAGTTTCTGCAAAGTCTCCTTGACCCCTATATTGCGCCAATAGATACTTATCAATCCCCTGTCTACCCCAAATTTGGCCAACGTTGAAATCACTCTTTTCTTTTACTGCTAAATCCCAGACTTGTACAATTTCATCCATATTAGAAGCTAAATCATGCAAATCCTCTTCTCCATTATAATTAAAGTTTTGGAACCAATCCCTTTCAAAATAAGTACCGGCACTGGCTATCGGATTTTGTTGCATAAGAGCTGCCCAATCATAAGGCCCCATAACCGACCTCGTAGCAATCAAAGATTCCATAGAAAATCTTTCCGGCCATAACGGTTCTCCAACCTGTCTAGGATCTTCTAAACATAGTGGTTCCTCAGCTATCATAGGGAAACTGACTACTACCCACTGATCAGCTCTGGGATCATTTTTTGCCAACTCCAACAATCTTCCAGCCAAATCCTTTGAAGACCATCTTGTAAGTGTTAACAAAATCCTTGAATCGTCATCCATTCTTCTTGTATAAAACGTGCTAGTATACCAATCCCAAAGCGTACTCTGAACAGCATTACTCTCAGCGTCTTTCCTATCTTTTGTGGGATCATCGATAATTCCGTGCGTAAAACCCATACCAGTGATACCACCGCCTACACCACTACACTTGTAAATACCCTTTCTACCAACTATCTCAAAATTTTCAGTATTTCTCATATAAGCATTACCAGACGTAACTGTCCTAACGGATCTTCCCGATAGTGTTGTCTCTGGAAAAACTTTCTTGTACTCAGGGCTATCAATAACTCTTTGCACATCTCTATTCATTTTAGTAGCAAGATCCATACCATAACTTGTCGCGATTATGCTTGCGTCAGGATTGTGCCCAAAAATCCAAGCCGGTAGCCTTCTAGAAACAAGCTCACTTTTTCCCGACCTCGGAGGCATGAATACCATTAGCCTCTTGATATCCCCAAAAGCCCATCTCTCCAAATATCGGCAAATCACTTCATGATGCCAATTGACCATATACCTCGGAAACGTATACGTAGTAAAATCCCTTAAATGCAAATATGCTTTCCTGATCAAAATCTCATCCAATGTAAATCTTGGTACATAAAAACCATTTCGTTTTTCACTATTTTCTTCCATGTTCTATCACTAATATCGATTTACGTAAAACCCAACAACCCAAAACCCTTAAATACCATAACTATTATCCAACTAAGCATGGCTAACAAACTTGAAATTCTACTAAATCAGTTGCCAGAAATGATAAAAACAGACGATGGTATAGAAACCCATCTCTCCATATTTAAATATAGAGAGGTAGATAATACTTTAGGCTGGGGAATTTCATACACGCGAGATAATGAGGTATTCATATCATCAGCATCAGACGATCTCAGAACCGCTCTTGAAGACATCCTATCCAAAATAGGTGACAAGAGAATAACCAAGAAAACCCACACGCCAAAAAAGGTGAAATGAATGACAGGAAAGGTATTTAAACTCGAAAAAATAGACCAAGTACGGCAGGGCGATGTATTTCTAAAGCCTGTAGATAGCGTACCAGAAGGCTGCGAACCATATAACATAGATGTAGTACATCGTGGCGAAGGCACCCATACCCACCGTATGGAAGGCGAATATAAAATGTTTGAATCAAAGACGGTCAACCCATTAACTGAAGAAAAGGACATCTACATAATCATAACACCTGAAGATGCCGAACGCCTCAAAGAAGAAGCCATGAAACAAGGTACCCTAACGCACGAGGAACACGACCACATAATTCTTGCGCCAGGTACTTATCTAAAACGCCCGCAGCGTGAATTTGATGCCATTGCTACAATGCAAGAGCGAATAGAAGAGAGCCACATCTCTGGAATATTTGACATGTCAATCATGCGACATCGAAGGGTAATCGACTAAAACCGTAGGTGACAATATGCTAAGGAGACGCCATTTCATTTTTGAACCAGAATTTAGTGCGCGAATAAACGACTTAGAACTCAGGAGATTCAAGGATATAAATCACAACCAAGGAACAAGACAAACGCCGTTAAAGCCCAAACCCTCATCCTCATTCACAGAAGAAAATTACCGTATAGATTTTCCACTCCGTGAATCCAATATCCCTCGCGGTATATCAAAAGCTGATGTATTGGCCATTGAGCAAATAATATCAACACGTCTAAGTTCCCGAATGATGGGGCAGCTACACTACCCACGCGAATGTTTCCTTACTCGATATGAGGACGGTTTCAAATTCAACAGAAGAGGCGGGCCAGCCATCACCTACTTCTCCGGTATAGAAGAATATTGGATTCGCGGCAAACGAATATCCGATCATATCACTGAGCGATTATTCCGCTATGATCACTACAAAATGTCAATTCGCGATATTCTAACTTACCCAAATATCGAAACCCGCCGTGATATCATGGAACTATTAGGTAGTGAACAACTCGCGAAAATGATGGCCTCTATGCTGATGCCTATCCACAGCGATTATTTAAATAACCAGCTCTACACCCTTTACAAAACAAAAGAGCCAATTGTCATGGATGGCTATCAGGGCTTTGATATGTATTTTATCCATGTCAATGATGCATCTACCTCTCGCGAATACTATCTGCAAGTCCCACCTATGTCCAATGCCCTCGATGCTGTAGCATGGACGTTCTACGAAACGAAAGAGACCTACCACCCTCGAATTGAGACCTAATGAAATGACAAGCAGAATGACATTTGAAACTTTTTTTCTTTTGCTTTATGCAATTGGCATCCCAACACTATCAATAATTATAATTATTATCTCAGAACTAAAAATGCGAAAAATTGACAAAATATGGAAATCATTACAACAAAAATAGATATCAAGCACAACAAAAATCAACCGAAACCTTAATAAACTTATGACACCTATTAATAGTTATGAACCTGAATACTATCGAGAGTCGTGTAAAGGCTCAAAAAGTGGCACAGTGGCAAAGATACCTGATCAACAGATACGAAAAACCCCACAAGTACGATGAAGTCGCTCATCAATTTGTTCCACTTGTGCAAAACCCATAGCCACTACTTTCTTATTTTATTTCCGTGCTCCAAATATTGATGTTCTACCAGCTCTTCTTCACTTTCAAAGCACGCTCGGCATTTGAAACAACAAAACTTACTATTTTCTTTCATACAAACAAAACAAATCACGTAAAAAGTTTAGATTAAGAGGTATATATCCGCCTCTTAACTGTCTCGATATCATCCCTGATCTCAGCACCCCTCATATCAAGCTCGGTGAATCTGGTATCAGTGGATTTCTTCAGTTCAAATGGCATGCCCCTGATAACACCCATTGTACCCCTTAGCCTATCGCAAGCTCTTGCCAGCTTATTAGCTCTGGCATAAACCTTATCCTCGCAAGTATGAGCATTGAGAATTTGGACACCAAATCCAATAATAGCATTGTACTCCCAGCCAACGATACCTAATGCAGCTCTAAAATAATCCCTATTATCCCTACCCACCGCACTTGATATTCTCATGTTTAGGGTAGTGTCTCTCTGAATTGTTGACCAACCAACAGTATCACCACATTTTACATGGCTCTCCAGATACTTAACAAAAGTTCGCGTGTTCCTATGGACTCTAAGAGAGCGCCCCTTGTAAACCATTTTTATTACATCAGTCTCTTCGGCATTGCACTTTTCAGAATCTCCATTGCAAAATCTCATTTCTAATCACCTTTGGCAGCAAAAACGCGCCACAAAAATAACATACCGCAATATACTATAAAAAGGTTTTGGACTAATAATCATCCCTACCACGGAAACAATTCATCTTTATCCATCTCTCCTCATAATCATCGTACATTTCGGCATCAGTCAACCTCCTGTTTTCTTCGCGTTCGTTTTCCAAGATCGCGACCATACTTTCTACCTTTCCCATGATTCCACCCACATATTTATCATGATCTATACTTATATTCCAAGCATATATTCCTTGTCCAAATTCACTATATAGATCTATATACTTTTTACAAATCTATATACTTTTTAACATAAACCCTTACACACTCTATTAAATATATTTATATGCTATATAGCATAGATAGCATAAATAATGCTATTATCAATAGCAGTAAAGCTCATAAGGGCATAAAATGTAAATAAATATAACATACCCCCTTTTCTAGATATGGGGATATGGAAAAAAATACCCTAAAGCCCTATAATTCAGCCTACTCATATCGTTTCGATGCACTATATAGGTCTATTTTGCCATATACATTCACAAGAACCGATAACAGAAAGCTTTATATACTTTTAAGTAAAACAAACAACCGTGATAAATTATGGAAATAACAAACCTAACTGAGTATCTAAGCAAGGTAAAACCCCTGAGCAATCAGACATCCTATAACTTAGTCCTATACCTTGCTGCAAATGCCCGTGGAGGCATGTATCGCGTTATTAAACACGAGTTCTTGCATCCAAACGTCCTATGGGAAGGATCACCAGAAATTATCAAAATCATAGTGAAATACGGCCCCATAGACAAGATGATCAAGGACATTCAATCCTATAGGGTGGCTGTGCGAAAAACGCCCATCGACAAGCGAAGGCGTTTTTCTCTCCGCACCCCCCACTGAAATGGTGAAGGAAATGTTACCCGTTACCTGAATCTTGGCACCCGAAACCTATAAATAGTATTCCATCATTTAGCGATTACATAGCAAAAGGAGTTAAACATATGTTAACAGAAGAAGAACTTAAGAAAATCGCTACCGACATGAAATCTTCCTTGCAAGAGTTGTCTAAATCTAGTGTTGCTGATGTTTATAACAAAGCCGGAGACATCATTGTACGATCGGTAGCCGACAAGGCCATGAATAATGAAAAAACTAATGAACTCGGAGCTGAGGCATTGAAACTCTTGCCAGATATCATACCGGCGCTCAGTGCATTGAGAAAAACCGGTCTAAATCTAGCCGAGGCAGCATCAAAACTTACGAAGGATTTAATCGAAGCGTTAGATACTGTTAATCTAACCAAAGAGAACCTTAAGCTTAGCATTCGCATAATAGACATCTTGACCGAAATGGTGAAAGAAGAACGGGCAAAAGCCAACTACTATGAAAGCACATTAAGCGACCTAAACATCACGTTCATTCCGTGGGGATTGGCACAAAACGGATCTAATATCCCTGTCGATGATTGGTGGAGAAGGCACCGCGAAATTGCCGCTGAAGAAATAAATGTGCTATTCGGAAAGAAGTATATAGATGAGATAACAAAATAAACTTTTTTGGAGGATACCTCAATGGAAACGCATGATCATAAGACTGTCAGCGTATTTAACCCTATAAATAACGGTTTTGTGAATATCGATGAAGGTATTGTTGATCTGATCACAGCCCTTTGGGATAAAAATTTTGAGACAGTTTCGTGTTGTGAGGCCATCAACAGGAACGAAAACGTGATGATCATATCTTTCATGGGGATATGCACGCTAAAAAGGTTGTTGAAGAAGCTACAGTATACGATTGCAAGCAGTACCAATCCAGAGATCATACAGTATTCATATAGTGATTATTTTATTAGTCGTATGTGTGGACTTCTCCAGCCAAGATGCGTTCGTCCGGCATGGAAATTTGTATTCTCTTTTACCAACTATGACATCATCTCAGTTGAGTTCCCAAAAGAAGACTACCAAACGTTCCTAACACTTGTAAAAGAAATGAAAAAATAGAAAAATTTTTTATCATTTTTTACTTAAAAAATAATTATTGGTGACAGGATTCTTTCAGGCTAGCAATGTCCTTATTTACTTGCTCCAAGTTCATGCCCCCTTCGATCGCCAATACCCCAACAAACCTTTCTAACCTTTCCACATATTCTTTCAATTCTTCATACTGAATAAAAATCAGTGGTGTCTCTACATCAAGAGAGACCATTGCATCTCTTCTCAGATCTGCCTGTTCTTTGCTCGATAATTCATCAAATGTCCATGCTGAGCAATCAGGATTCTCATCCAAAAGATGAAGATACCCCGCCCGTTCATCAACCAATGCTGCCTTAACTTCTTCCAAATTATTCATATCCAACTTAAACACCTACATTACATAATATTTATTCAATCCAAGTTCACGAAACGCCAAATGAATAGCCATCAATAATCCGGTATCGCTTTCTCTTGAATCAAAATTTCCGACGACCACAGTAATTTTATGCCCAAACTCTTCATTAACCTTCCAATCCAATCTACATTTTTTATGTTTTAGGCTTCGGCTAAAGGCATAGTACATCTTGATGCCATTAATAAAATCACGCTCTTCCTCATCCAATATCACAAAAATCACCAAAAAAGATAGTGCTGCCTTAAGAAATTTGCTTTAATGTGTATGTCAGCTTTCGGTTCATGGGTAGCACCACTGTAAATACTGCTTCCTCACATTTTGTGCCAACGTATGAAATGGACAGTATTGTGTTATCAAATAATACCTCGAATTTTTCATTCACATTGATTATGAACCCGACAGCCTCATAGATATCTTTCGCGGCTACTACCATTGTTTCGTTCTGTGCTGGATCATATCCAAATGTGAATATTTGATTTCCAGCCCCATTCATTGCCTCACAGAGCGCAACGGATAGTATTTCCATATTTTTTTCATCGGTTCGTATCGGAATGATAATCGTTTTTCCGCTAGACGTATCTAAGATAAATATCCTCTGAACTTTCTTTTCTTTGGAAGTGGCTACTAATCCAGTCATAACAACACCTCAAAAATCTAAATAGAGTAGGGAGGAATCCCTACTCTTTCATCAGTCTTTCCCTTATCTCATCAAAGGTTATGGTCCTAACGATTTTGCCATTATCGAATACGGTTTCGAGTACATCCTCACCAACAGCATTCAGTGGCACGGTCTTGTATGTACCATCAACCTTGACGAGCTTCATCAAGCCTGCCTTAGACCTCTTTGCGCGGCTGGTAATTGGATCTTTGTATACATCTCTCCACTGACCATCCACCTTTGCAGCACAGCACTTAAAGGCGAACTGCATCGTATCCCGATTCAATTTCTGTAACAGCGCGCCGCCCATGCCAAACGCGATATTATCAATGCTCCAACCAGCGTGCTTCATGGCACCCAATATAGCATTGATGAGATCCTTGTCTACACCATCACCTTGAATTAAGCGAACGTGCGGATCAAGCACCTTGTAACCCTTATCATTTACAGTGAAACCAAACTTTTCACCCAAAGTTTCCAAGCAGGTCATCACAACTTCCAATGGGTTACCACTATCAGGACGAACCACGAGTGTGCCATTACGATTCATGACATCATTCTTCAACGCGCCGCCCCAGATGTCGCGGCATGCCGCGAATATATCCCATGTATCGGACACACAAGCAATTACACCATTCGGGTACTTCTGCAACATATTTCTCATTGCATCGGTTTGGCCATCTCTGAGCCACGCGCTCATTGTGGAATGCTCAGACGCTGGAATAGAGAAGCCCGCCATCTTGGCACCATAGTATTCCCTTGCCATCCTAAGAGCCGTCATTGTATCCGTGCCTAAGAAGCTCAGCAGGTGAGCAGAACCACCGATAGCAGCGGACTCTACAGAGGAAACACCCCTAAAGCCGAAGTCATGCAGCTTGAATGGTACACCACCCTTATCGCCGGTCTCCTCAGCATACCAGTCCATGAGCCTTCTTATCTCATAGCTCTGAGTCGCTACCGTACATGGATACCACAATTGTACAAGTATGGTCTCCAGCCAAGATGTCAGCCACGGAACTCTTGGATCAGTATTTTCGACAGTCATGAGCACATTCTGTACTGGAATCTTGGAACCTTCAGGTACCGCTCTGATCTGTACAGGGAGAGCACCATTATATTCATCTAAGATGTACTCCCAACCCTCGCGATTGAAGACACCCTGACCCATATGAGCTGTGACTATTTCGTCACCCTCATCAATCTTCTTCTGAGTCACAGCCTTACCAGCAAGGTACTTCTCCAGAATATACTGGAGGCCATAGAACACCGTGTAAGGTGCCCATCTACCACTTCTTGCCTCAAAATAAGAAGCAACGAACTGAGTACCCGCTGGATAAAGCGGTGCATGGGAATGCTTATAACTGTCGGTCAAGTCCAATACAAACTCGTTGTTTTCTTTCATCATTTTTTTTCACTCCTTTATATCATAGAACTTTTTGTATGCTGTTTTGTCTATCAATTCCAATCGCTTAACTTTTCCGGATTCGATGTCTTTGAAGGATATACCACATCCTCCGGCATCCCCGCCTTTTACTTTTCTCCAGAGACCAATTATTGCATACTCATTAGATCGATCTCCTTTTATAATTTCGTCGATTCTTACATAGTCAAAGTATCCATCTCTGCGAATACATTTGACAATATCGCCTATTTTGACAGCGAAAATGCCAATCGTTGGACCGCTCAGATTCAATTCCATGTATGCATCCTCATATGATATACCCCCATATAGGACAGCCTACTATTTAGTTATTTCGGTCGGAGATCCAATATCATTTTTGGATCTTCAAGTGGATTGCGGCAGCGAACGGCATCGGGCTCCTTGTAATTTTCCAACGCCTTCACTATCATGGTCAATCGGTCCCTAAGTTCTGCTTCGATCTCGCGAATATCATCCTTCTCATAGTCAATCGTCTTCGCGAACTCTACATACACGAATCTCTGATCACTATAATCAGGCTTCTCAATTTCCCAGTTAAAGAACCACTTAAATGGGCCTTTCGTCGCGCGAAATATACCTCTGTAGTCCCAATCATAATAGACGTATCTTTTCACGCTAGGCACAGCTTCCATTATGATTATATCAGTCGCGAATGACAAACTGTGGTTTCTACCATCTATATATACCTCAGATGGGTCGTCCGTGTGCGCTATTCTTCTCCTGTTGATTTCTACCTTCATTCCAACACCAACCCTTATTAATCCAATTTAATAATATTGTCGGGAAAAAGATCTTAATCCACTTTTTTTCATTTTCGAACATTCTGGTCCTTTTCCACAAGCTCACACAACTGCCTTAGCCTTAAGAGACAGTTATGTGCTTCGTTGTTTGTGATGTCTTTTCCAACACCCTCATCATGAAGATGTCCATTTGGGTCAAATTTGGCTATAAATTCCGCAAACAGTCCAACGATTATTGCATCTTTAGGCTGTACCAAAGATTTGATCTTAGCAAGCAATCCCTTTGACATTTTTAATCCTCCGCTATATAAATACTTGGATATCTACGCGACAGTTCTTTTTCCGCCTCACTTTCTTTCCTCATTCTTTCGTGTCCCCCAAGATTGGACCACGAACATACTCCTTTGCCAAGTCCGTCCTCATAATAGCGACTTTTTGCGGTGGCCTTGATCAATTCATCTCTAAGAATCCAGAAATTTTCTACCAGATATTTTATATCTTTGGTGACGTACATTGTCAATCCTTCTATTGAGCAATTCGGTCTTTGAAGAGATTTTGATACTGTCTCCTTAAATGTCCTAAGTTCTTCCACCTCAGAGACCGCCGCCACCGCGATTTCAAGAGCATCCCTGAGCATCGTATATTGCTCAGGTGGATAGTTTTGTCGAATTGTTTCAATAGCCTCTTTACCATCCATTTTTATCTACCGCCTGTTTTTTTCTAGGGCAAAATTCAATATGTCTATAGTCGCCTTTTGAGAATCAATGTGTTCCAAAATTTCTGGAAGCTTCTCAACAACCCAATTAGCTTCGTTAATTGTCATGCACCTTATATTGATGCCTCTTAGTTTTTCCAATGTCTTATTATCCATCATTTTTACACCTCTCGCTACCATTGGTATTCGTTATCCTATTAATACTTTACGATTCAGACAAATACCACAGCATTTAAATAGAATAACAAAAAACACATGCACATGGACGAAAATAAACAATCCGAAATTTCACCAACAATCTTTGATGAAATGCTTGTCAGCCAACCACTTTTTGAAGAGCTATTTCCATTCGTGGCGGACTACGTACTAACTGCGTGGAGAGAACACCCAAGAATGCCAGATAGTCTACTTGAAGAGCTGGTTATGAGAAGAATAGAAACCAATACTGAATGTATAGAGATTTATTTAATGGATCGACTGCTTGAAGAAGAGGGATAAAAATGGTTTTGGTTGAAGCTATAACGATAACGGTCATAATTGTCATCTATGCGTTATTACTTGTTATTCCATTCTTTGCCATAATGGGGCTACTTGGTGACGACCTCGTATCGCTATTCATTTATTTCATTTGGGTAATATTTATAACTATATATTATTTCATGTGGTTATCAGAATCGACATATGCATATTTGCTTATATAACCTTTTTTCAACTTTTTTTATAAAACATTTCCCATATAACGGTACTGGTTCCCTCTTATTGTAATAGTAACAAGGTCACCCTCGCGATAACTATCATAGACAATTCTGGGTACCTGCTCTATATCATAAAATCGGTCAGACCCAACTAATACAAAATGTAGTGTTCCACCGTCATCCATGTACTTTTTTTCAATATAACCAGTAACAGGATGCCGATTTATGTCTCTCGGAATCACAATAAAAACTATTAGAAAAACCAGAAAAATAACAACTAACTTACGAAATAATTTCATTTTCGCACTCCAAACATGCCGCAAAACACCAGTGTCGGGCGATACAATACTTACAGCATAGATCGCCCATTCGCCAGCAGGTGTTATGTTCGCGGCACTTTCCTACTTTCTCTTCCACAGATACAATAACACGCCCACTAACGGGAACAGAAAGGTCAATACTGCCCAAAACACTGCATTCATATTCCTCTTTACTGCATCAGCATACACGGCATAGGTTACAGCCAGTAATACTACAAATGATACCAGTTCTATAATTCCTGACATATTTTATCAATACTCCTGTTTTGCGTAAAAACAGACCAATACCTTTAAATACCAACAGGTATATAAGCCTTTCTATTAAAAAAGGAGTGATTCATTTGGGAAAAAGATGTGAAATATGTAACCGGTATCATGCAGATCCAATGCCACCGGTATGTACAAAATGTGGAAACCATTTTGGGGTTACCGTTATTCTCAGGTTGCACCTCACCGGACCACATTATGTAGAATTTCTTAACAGATGGGGTATATAAATGGCTGATAATGATTTTTCAATGACATTCCCGTTGCTTCTGATATTTATACTTTCGGCTTATGGTGTCCTAACTCTATCAATGATTTCATATGATAGTAGTCACATTCAAAAATACACTGTTGAAATAAAAACAACAGTGAACCCTACACAGACAACCGACTTAGGCAACACTATATTTACAGTTACCAATATCGACAAACCCGAATATATTGTTTATGCTATCTGTTCTTCTGCGGAGCTAACTCTCTCCAATCCCACAGAAAGTGAGCGCAGATGGGTAGAAACATTAAAAATTGGTGATCGTATAAGACTAAATTCTACAACACAGTCTTGGGAGACAGTATGAAAAACAAAATACCTTTTTTACTTAAAGCCCTTGTAATATGGATACTTGCAGCATATTGTACGTCACTATTCTCCGATTTCTCATTCCAAGAGATATTTGTAAAGGTAGGTTTCGTGATGTTGGCAATTGTTATTGAAATTATCATAATAATATCCACATTGATTTACGGAACACGCCACCACAAATACGAAGAGTAATGCGGGGCTATACTAATATATCAAACCTACAATATACTTTAAAAAATAAAAATCAGTGATCCTTTTTTATTTTTTGCTCTTCAATTTCGATATCACCAATTGTTGAGACAATGATATCCAGTTCTGAATGGTCCCTAATTTCACCACCATCCAGTTCAATATTTTTTAAATCAAATCCTCTCTTACTCATATTTAGTACCTCAACAGCGCACCGATTCCACCAAAAATTTTCTCTAATTGAGCGCCTTCCTCAAAACCAGAGTCGATGTACTCTATTTTTGTACCATAGGCAACAGATTCGTTTTCTAATCCTTTATCTACATTTGATAACAAAAGCGTGTCAACTTTTCCATTTCTCAGCTCTTCCAAGACATTTTTCCCATAAGAAACGCGATCATCATTAGCTAGCCGTCTGAAAAACGTGCTCATAAGCTTCCTTTGTTTAACTAGCTCTGATTCAGCAAGCAACTCTCCAGCATTACCAATAGTCTCTTTAATGCCCTGAACACCAACATAACCGGTATCAATAACACCAAGAATCTTCTTGCGCAGCTCGTGATGTAAGTATTCACCAAGATAAAACTCATTCTTAGTAAGTCCAGGACCACTGATTATAATACCAGCAAGATCCTCATCCAAAAGAACTTTATCAATTTTTTCCGCAGAGGATTTATACCACGCGATGATAGCAAGATCCCTATTTTTATCAAATCTCCTTTGGGACTGTCCACCCCTATCTTGTTTTGATGGAACAATGCTATCTTCATGCAATTTGGTCTCTACATGAACACCTTGTAAAATCGCGAGGTCCATTTCGTGCAAATCAATGCATACAATAGCATATTTTACACCCTTGTCAATCATGCTATCAATTGGAGAAAAATCAAACTTGCTTCCGCATCGATAAATTATACTCGATAATGGCTTTGGAACCTCAATAATTTCCGATATCCAACCATCAGATGTAGGCCCAACAAATATAACCACGTCTCCAGAGGCCATTTTTAGCCTCTCTAAGGCACTTTTTATTCCGGATGTAACAGAGTTCCTAGTGACCCTAGATTTTATGTTTGAAGCCTTACCAAGCTCATCTCTGAGCATCCCAGATGCTTCGGGAACCTTTCCATTAGGTACGTATAGGCTGATCAGTTCTGTGCCCGACCCCTTCAAATTTCGCAGTCCGTCAAAGACAGTATTTCTTAGTTTCTGATATCATTACACACACCTCTGTTGTCGATTATTATCTCAAGTCCGTCTAAACTATTTGATCCATTTTTATATGGAATCCGAATATCCTTGATAAATGATGATCCAAACATATTATCCTCTAAAAATATGTACAGCCATTCTTAGGCTGCATTACTCATCTATTGTTGTACTTTGCTGGCTACTGGTGCCCGCGTCCGCCTTCACTTTTGCTGCAATGAGTCCCATAAAAATTGGTAGACGTTGATTGATGCTGTCTAGTGATTTAGCATCCTTACAATAGTTCGTCATGGATACAAATCCAACCAATGTATATTCCATGATAACGTTCTCATCCCCATCACAGACAGCAATTTTAATCTTATTTGTGTCGGCAGGCTTTATCAAGTAGATAAAGTACGTTATGTTCTTTTCAACAATGCTGAATACTGATGTAGTATCCATAAAACTTATCCCAATTGGGACGACTTTTTCCCAACGCTCTACAGAGTTCACTAAACGACTTAGTGATACTTCTCTTTCGCTTTGATCAGTGTTAAACATAGCCGAATCCTCAGCTTCTCGCACTTCAGCCAATATCTTTTCAGTGTCTTCTATCATATATATTGCTCCATAAATCTGGATCTGATTTTTTGAATATCATCAAGAACATGCTCTTCGGCATATTTCTTTACCGCTGCTTTATATCTAGCTTTGTCCTCTTCATCATCACGATAATATCCCCGGATGTCATTGTTCTTGGTGTAATAGGCATACAACAATTTTGCATAGGCCCTTTCTATATATTCCAACATGTCAGCCATGTCGTCCGCTACGTCAGGAAGCTCACAGCGATATCCCTCACCACACGCTCCCTCGAATCCGAGGGATCTTGCCTCTTTTACCAGAGGATTTTCCGGAATTTCCATATACCTAACATGCCTCCATTTTGTTTATTATATCAAATCCCTTTATGTATTCATCCCGCATTTTATTTCCATTTCTTAATATGTATGCTGGATGGTACATTGGAATACAGTCTATTCCTGCCCATTTAAATACTTTTCCATTTGCAAGAGATATCCTTTCAGTGGGAAAGAAGTACTTAAGGGCGATTGCGCCCAGCAAAACGATACGCTTGGGCTTCATCTCAGATATCTGATTCAATAACCACATTTCACATGTTTGTATTTCTTCATGTGTGGGTGCGCGATTGTCTGGCGGATGGCATTTAACCATATTAGTAATAATATAATTATCAATATTATTTTTTTCCAAGCATTCATCAAGGAGCTTCCCACTCCTCCCGCAAAAAGGAATGCCCTGCTTCATCTCCTCAAATCCAGGGGCCTCACCAATGATCATAATATAAGGTGATCCCTTCCCTCGCGACACAACCACTTTTCCATTTTCTTTATCACGATTTCCCGACAAACTACAGTATCGGCAAGCCTGAATCATCTCCGTTAAATTCATGAGAAACCCACTACAGACGTTGATATAAAATATCCAGATATTGCCCCACCATAATACAATATCGTAAAATATGTATCGCTCTTGTTTCCGGTATGCCTGTCGATCAAATGACCCCCAAGCCCACCAATAAAAGCACATCCCAATATAATAACAAACATTGATACTAATCGACCAATCGTCTCATATCCATTCATACACATTCACCTCATTGATGCCACTGTCATAACCATATAGTATATGGACAAAGCTGCACATACGATCCCACCAATTATATAGAGCGGTTTATAGAATATTCCCTTGTTCTTCTCTTTCTTCAATAACGTGTCAATGGTAATCCCAATAGCCCCACCGATGACCATTCCGATTAGTCCGGACACCATCACAATTATTGTAGCACCGAGGGTATAAACCAGCTTCATAGCCATTGTCATCATATTGATCCACCTTTTGATATAAAATTATAAAACATCATTACAAGTCCCACGATTGCTCCCACGACACTAAGTATCACAGACAATTTGTTCTCTGCATGCAATATTTCACGATCTAAAATCATTCCGAATATTTGTCCTGTGCATCCACATATAAATGCGAACAATAATATTATACCTAGTTGAAACAATGTTATCATGGATCTACCCCATTTTGTCTAAGTCGTTTGCCTTTATAAATGCTTCGATCAAAGGATCGCCATAATAAACTAGATCAAAATAACTTGATCCACTACAATAATACCACAAATATGCATCCTCATCTCCGACATCAATTTCCATCAGCCTAGCTAACGTACCTGAGCATGATCGCGAGCCCCATACATTTTCATAACATTCTCCAGCTATCAATAGTCCGACATCGCGAGCACTATATTCACTGACCAACTTTAATACGTTTGCGTGCCTTCTTCTTAACTCATCTAGAGAAAAGTCACATATATGTGGCAAATTATTATGTGTGTTATTATAATTATCCCAGAATATACTAGCCTGTCTTCCGATCTTATTCCATTCCCTAACAGCCTTATGACATTCATCACACAGCAAAGATTTTTTCCAAAAAAGTACCTTCTTGTTTACATGAGGAATTCCTTCGATTTCTTCTTCACAGATATCGCATTTATCCCAATGCCCAAATATCATAGTAAAAACCCATGTCCCCACATCATATATGATCGATAACACATATCACATGTCACAACAACATCCCCCAAAATGCTATGATTTATATGCGGATGTTTTGCAATCCGTGTCTTGCACATCTTACATTTAAAGAACAGCTTCACATTATCACCAAAAAAATGAAATTAGTTGGTTACTTCAACTATGACATCAGTGAAGTACTTACCATTCTCAGCAAACCTCACTTGCCATTTGTTTGAACCAACTTTAAGTAAAAAAATCGTCCTCATTTTATTCATATTCATGACCCTATCAGTATAAAGAGTCTTGTTATCCTTTGTATTGAACGCTAACCTTATCTGATCGCCCTTGTTAAAACCGTTCTGCATCCAAGTAGCACTTGGTGATACATTAAACATCCTAGTTTTTATAGGAGTTACCATATCAATGGACGCTATATTGTTCCCAGCTTTTAGTGCCGTGATCTTCGCGCTCACGTTGCCTGACTTTGTAAGAATTATTACATCATCACTTGGTTTAACAACCGGTGGCGTGGGAGGTACGGGCGGTACAGGTGGCTCTATTGTCTTATCCGCTACAATTCCATAGTATCCGTATGATCCAAATCCAGTGTCGGCTGTATACGAAATTCGGAACCACCCTGATTCTCCCCAGCTCTTACCCCAACTATTTTTGCAAATCCAGTACTTCTCGGCATCATTCCATCCTACAATAGCAACAGCATGATTCCCGACATATCCACCATACTCAGCCGTGTAGATGCCCCTCTCATAATTAAAGAAGTCTTCATATACCTGCATGCCGGTAATTACCGGCCCCTTTGTCACAATCCAGTTTTTAACTTCATCAATGGATGACAACTGCTTGTATGCACCAACCTTAGTTAATTGTGTGCTATACTTTGCACATTTTGCTTCATCTGTTAAATAGGGATAGCATGATTCATTGCATACACCATATTTCACAAGGGCCTTAAGTGCTGGTTCAAATGTCCATCCAATAGCACAGTTTCCGCCTCTGGAAAACAAATCCCACTCACTTAAATCTAGATTAAGAGATGAGCTATTCCCATACACTTCCTTTGTACTCTCTGTTGCTGCTATTATAGCAAATGCAACACATGCCCCGCACCCTTCCTGACTCCTTATTCCCGTCGCAAAATTCTTCCCATTTACATCCCTAAGATCGTACTTGACCGGATTCGAATATGAGATACCAGAAGACATCATTGGCGTCTCGACAGTTGTTTGATTATCTGCCAACCCAAGCATTCCCCTCATCTCAGATAGTGTCATTTCAGAGACTCTGTTTGGGGCCTCGCTCCAAGATTTGTCGGCTGATATCGGAAATACCAGAATCGACAAAAGTAAAAAAACAGCTAATATTCTTTTCATCGTACCTCAAATCAACGATATGATATATAAATGTTTCGGTAAAATCGAAGGTTATAAATACTATAATCACTACCATACTGGTATACTAAGGTGATGAAATATGAAAAATCAAGGTGAAAGCTTAAAGGAATGCGTCACGAGAAAATGGATCGGTTTCTGTGAATTTATGCACTGGCATTTTCCGAATAAGAACATTGGATTCGATGGGTGCTCATTTGAATCCAGATGCAAACATTGTAATAGAAGGATATTACAGGACAGCCAAGGCAATTGGTTCACAATAGACTAATTATTTTTTTTTCCTATAAATATATAAAAACAAGAAGCCTCTGGAGGGATTCGAACCCCCTACCTCCTGATATCTTGGATCAAGTCCTACAAGTCAGGCGCACTGCCAACAGTGCTTCAGAGGCATCATAATACTGTATGCGTAAAAGCCGCTAGAGGTATTCGAACCCTCGACCTATCGGTTACTGGCCGATCGCTCTATCCAACTGAGCTATAGCGGCAAAATGATTTTTTAGATGTTCTCTACCATCATCGTACCTGATATCCCTTTTCCTACAGCACTAACGGAATAAACATCTATACTCTTAAACAATTTTAATATATTTCCTATGTTTATCCACTCTTTTGTTCCGTCTTTGCACTCAACCAATACAAAGTCGTACCACGATCCGATCACAACACCTTCATAATATGACATGAAATGTGGATTTGTTGCCCATTCTCCAGCTCGATCCTTGTCATCCGTTACATGCCCATACCCAACCGTGTTCCCTATCAGATATGAGCTTGAATTTATATCGGAAGATGCTGATCCCACTGCTAACAATAAAATCAGCACACCGATGCATAAATACATTCTCATTCTCATACACATGGGATTCTCCTAATCATATTTATACCTTTTGGTTCCCTGTTTGCCTGACTTCATGCCAAATAATTACTCCCGCTTGACGCCCAAAAGTACATATTTCACAAATCGACCCGCAGAACAGAGTACAATGCCCAAGAAGAGCCACATGAAACCAAATATTATAGCAAGAGCTGGACCCGTCATAGCCAAACCCGCGATGGTAATTAGTATATAGTTATACTTTAGACCTATCGCGAACACAATAAATCCAATGATCGTGAACGATAATAGTTCTAGGGTGTAGTCGCCTTCCTTCGTATCGAGGTTTCGAATGCTTCTTGGAATATGGGCAGCTCCGAGAAATATGGCATCGATTAATCCCAACAGTCCTAAGATTGCGAATATTATTAGCGCACTATTGACCACGAGTATGTCAATTGTCCTGTCCATATCTATATCACCACTTTACTATATAAACAAAGTTTGGTTTACCAATTTTCGTCATGAAATCGATCATATGTCTAGCTCCCTTTGATCTTCCATCCCAGATCGCGACAAGAGCATCCGCATATTTTCCCATTTCCTCATTTCTTTTTATGCCCGCAGATCTACCATACTTATTCCAATCCGCAGGCATTCTCTTTATTGGTATTCCTAGTATATCAGCGTATTGCTCACCCAACTGATCAGCGCCGCGAGCAGTTCCCGAAACAACCTCATCTATAACAAAATCGGATAACCGGACGGCCTCTACTACATCATCGAGGTTCTTTATGGTCCGGCTGCCCGCTATAATAACTTTCATAGCAATTTTAAGTCCTTGGTAAGCTCCTTTGTTTCATCGGTCGCCCTGAAACCCAAACATGTTATAGTTCCTGGGGCTACTTCGGTCAGCCCAGCATCCTCAATATATTCACCATCAATCTCACCATGATCAATCATATCAATGAATTTCTTAAAATCTTCAGACTGAGCTTTCAATATGATTGCCTTTCCCAATACCGAATATTTCCTTGCTAATTTCATCGCGACATGACTTACCTGTGACGAAATTTTACCCTTTCTCATCCCAAGACCACTATCAATTATATATACATAAGTTATACTTAGATCCACTATTCCCCTCATGACTACCACCTATTCCAATGCTACGCTATATCCATCGATAAAACCATTGACCCACGCACTCTTGATATCGAGGTCCAGTGTTGATATTTTTTCCTTTTCCTGAATTATACACATAACGAATGCTCCGGCCTTTTTTCTTTTCTCGATGCGCTGGTTCTTCCCTAACGGGAAATGCCTAATAATTTCGTTCCCTAAATCAGGATCATAGAATGGCTTCCCTATAAAATATTCAATCTCCATGAACCATGATTTTCTTCCTTAATATATAAGCTTTTGGTATTTGCAAAACCCTTAAATATCATCAAATACGATAGTAAGCCCGACACGCATAAGAGGAGGTTAATATATGAAGTATGAAGATAAATACCCGAACGCGAAGCATCTTGAAGAAGTTGCTCCATCATTAGTAAAATTTTTACCATCTGAGGAATGCCTTATATGTGGTGCCCCTACTACCTTTGGTGATATCGATTTTGGAGCACCTTTTTGCTCTGAGGAATGTTTTCAAGCAATGTGGGAGCAATATATTCGCGATTCGTGCAGCACCACAGGATATCCAGATGAAAAGGTGATCATCCATGATAATTGAGTTATCAAACTGTTACTTAAAAATAAAATGGGTGGGGACACAAGAGGAGCTTGATATTAGAGATTGGTGTTATAGCTCTCACAAGCATCCGTCTAAAAAGAAGACCCAGCCCCTGAAGCATACACACAGCAAGTCACCCAATAAGAATATATTGAAGGATCACACAACTTCGATTCGGTATTGCTTAGACTGTTGTAAAAAAACCATGTTCACACACAAAAAAGGCAACAAACATAGCAAATGCAGTGAATGTGGTAGCACCAGAAGCTCTAGAGGAAAACTAACTACAAAAATGAATGCAGTGTTTCATCCCAATCAGAGACGGGATTAAATACTAATTTTCATATCTTTTATTTTTCCAAAGTCGCTTGCTAACTTGTCGATCTTCGCGCATAGGATAGGATCTTATTTTTCGCTCTTGTTCGCCTGCATCCTCTTGAAGCTCTTCTATTTCCGCTTCGATGTCTTCAAGCTGATCTTCCCATAATTTAATAGTTGCCTCTTCCTCACTCCCCTCCACAACAAACGTTTCGCGATATACTTCCATAATTTTTTCAACAGATGTATAATCGTTTAAATATACAATACGAGAGGATGTAACATTCGGCAACTTTACACTATTAACCTTTCTTTTTCTTAACTTATCTTTTATATTATTATAGATATCTATTGGTATTGAAGCGAACTTATTATCATAACTATAGACAAAAACCTCATCAATGCTACGACATCTTATACAAAATTGAATCTGATTTGCAAGCCCACCATCAAGGTTACTTTGAATGCTTTTTAACTTCCTGCCACATACCAAACAGCAATCATAAGGTTTGACATCTTCAGAAATTTTCGAAAAAAAGGATTTCAGGGCATCACCTTCTGACATTCGCTGGGCATGATACACATACGGACGTTGGTAGTGTATCACGATATCCAGTTACCCGATGCTGGGCGATCTGTCTTGTTTTGTTGTTCTCTTCGTACTGAGACACGTTTATACAGAAGGTATGTCCATTTACTTGTGGTATTATCCTATCCTTTTCTATCTCACCAATATCGCAATCCCTTACCCCGACCTTATGAACTACGATATTAATCGTGGAATCCCCAACATGCTTTCGTACAATGAAGTCTAACTCCTTTCCATTGAAGTCAATGTACAATCTTCTTGGGTCCGTTACTTCTCTACCACGGCGGATAGCATGTTTCAAGTCCTCGGCCTCAAAGTTTCCTATATATGTCTTCACCATGATTCTCACCTATCATCGCCCACCGGACAGGCAATACAATGTCCATACCCCATCATTTCCTCAATTTCAGTTCTTCTGTTTCTATACCCTCGAATGGCCTCGTTATCAATATCCCTTCCTCGGATAGCGTTTTCGAAAGCTGGGATACTAAGACACACTGGAACTCCATTAACAGTATCAAGCTCGGCATCGCCAATGTCTGAGTCATTTACCGCAATCTCGCGAACTACGTGCTCTTTGATTGCATTAGATGCGTCTCTGGTTCTTCCTACGAATTGCAGTTTCTTTCCTTCCATTCTTAGGTACAACCGCTTTGCATTCGGATTTATATTTTTCATTGTTTTGATTGCATTATCGACATCACTTGCTCTGACATCACCGAGATACATTCTTACCTTAGACATCATTTCTTTTCACCAAATCCAGAGGTGTATCAGTTCCTATTTATAGGTTTTGCTCACCAAAGGCCCCATGCCAATATACCGGCGCGGCCCATTAATCTTTTATTCACTACATCCCTGATTATATCTTCATCAAATCTTCCATCACCATCAATAACAGGATACGTTGAAAATGGTCCATGCTCCCTAAATTTAACAGTATTTCCACAAATGATGTCTACAAATGCTTCGCGACCCTTTTCATCTAACTGAGATAAAATCAATTCAAACGCCTTCACAATATCAGCTTCTTGTGCTGCTGCTCTCGCGCATTTCTCAGAGCAGTAAATGTCTTCATCATAGATAAAGTCATATCCACAGCTCACACAATGATGATATTTTCCACCACAGTTTTGACACACATTATTCTGTTCCATTTTTTTCTCCCCACACAATTCTAAGATATGCAGTACTAATCCGTGATAAAAATTCAGAGTAAGGTATAATATTTCCATCTTTTTCTCTGCATGTTATAAAATCATGATCAAAAAACAGGTGAAACTCTACATCCTCTTTTGAATAAAATTCATCCCCACACGCTTCACATATGAAACACCGGTCGTCATCCGCTAATGTCTCATAAGCCTCACTGATTGCTATTTCCATTGGATCTTTTATGACTCCAATTCTTTCACTGTCTTCCATTTCATATCCCTTATATTTTCAGCTTCATGAATTAATTCATTTTCATAAGGACCATAATATTTTAGGTCCAATATTCTGCTTCGCTTAACAAACGATTCACAGTTGCGATTTTCAACTTCAACTAAAATTCCTGTATGCCTTCTATACTCAAATGATTGATAATCAAATTCAGTTACATATAAAATCCAGATGGAGTCGTCATCTATTTCGTCTCTCCATATTTCTTTGAGAGAGTAACCATCGCTCTCCCAAAGAAAAATTAGTCCACTCAATCTCAACTGTGATTTAGAAGTTTGGTCTCTTGTATTCGGCATCATTGTATCCCAACTCCTCAAACCAATTCTTCCCAAACCTTTCTTCAAGCAGTTTTACTTCCCTTCTGCTAAGGTCTTCAGGAAGCAAACCACCATTCATGTTTAACAAAAGGTTCGTTGTATCATCAATTTCCAATATTCTATCTCCTGCTAGCTCTCTGTTTTTCAACCAAATCAAACATTGGACTTATCACTTTAGGCACATTAATCTCGATGATCGTTTTATCACTTTTCATCTTATTTAACATGTATTGATGAATAAATGACCTCGTTGTTGATTCTATTCCATCAAAATCAACAACGACAATACTTGCGTCTGAGTTGTTTATATCTTCATTGAAAACGTCATCAGCACTGCCTCTAAATGCTAAGTTTGGCGATACCTTCTCTCTTAGTAAAATTTTAATTTCATTAACCATAATTTATCACACAAAAAAATGATTTAAGCCTGTGCTCGACGGCTCGTGCTTAAACCTCTTCCCGCTTCAAGAATTGGCAACTGTGCTTCCGTTGGTACATATACAATTTCTTTGTCTGCATCAGTTCCGATCTTCTCTGTTATCCAGAGATAGTCCAAATACACTGAATTGTTCTTAAGAGAGTCACCTATAATTTGATTTGACTGTGCAACTCCTCTTGCCCTCGTTATTTCCGCCTGTGCTAAATAAGTTGCGCTTTCGTTTTTTGCATTTGCCTCAGTCACAGCAATCATACGAGAGCTTTGGGCCTCTGCCAATCTTGCCTTTCCTGCTTGCTCAGACGACCATACGTTATACAATGGTAGTGCAATCGCGAGCGCAACCAAGACGCCGATTACGACCGCGACCGTACCAATTATCATTCCCGTTGATACTTCACCATTTGTTTTCATCTATATCGCTTTCCTTTTCCAAATACTTGTTACCCAACAATTTTATCACGGAATCAATATGTATGCTCAATAGTGCTTCGCGCACACCTACGGATTCACCTGATCTCATCTTGAATAATATTGGACTATATTTATACTTTACTGCTTTTAAAGCGAACTCTTTCTGATCATCGATATCACATATTCCCTTGTATGTTTCCTCGATTTCACGTACAAGTGACTCATACACACATTTTGCATATTCAAACTTGTCAATAAACATCGGGAAATATGCTAACAGTTCATCGCTTTCGTTTCTCCGTACTACATCCATTATTTTTCTTGGTGTGATGCCATTTTTCAAATGGTGTAGGGCCACGTATTTAGGGGCCTTTAACTTTACCCTGTTGAAGTCCTTGTCCCTTATAACAAAACCTTCATACTTTGCGGGGTCGAGCTTTGCACATGCCTCTACAACCTCGTCTAGGGTGCCTAAATCGAAGGATCTTACGATATCCCAATCATATTGAAGCCCGATCTCTGGATCGACTTCTTTGAGGGTTTTAAGGCTTCTGACACCATGCAATACCAGCTTTGGATCATCATATGATACCACGATCTGATTTAGGGGTGTACACATCTCAAACATGTAGGTATATCCTTCTTCAGGCAATTTATACCCCATTTTGGTAAATAGTTTCCAGAACATATGGCTAAATGTGTCCTTTCCCATTGGTGTCATACTAGCCATACCATCGGGAGTACCCGATGTTCCTGCATACCATATTCCATCGTAATTATATAACTGCATCATTGAATTATGTACAAATATTCCATTTGCCATATAGTTCCCTGTCGTTGTTTGTATATCATATCCCACCCTTCCTGCCGGAAATTCTTTTTTGGTCAGTTTGGGATAAGATATACTGTTCACTTCTATTTTTATGGGTACATATTCTTCCTTTCTACTTAATGTATCCATGATATATGGCACGTTTTGAAACCCCTTTGGTAACTTATAACGCAACCCATGTGGTATATATGGAGATATAGACTCCCAGAATCTATTTATTTCTCCACAACGTCCTGAATTTATTCGAATGTTCCACCCTTTCGATTGATATACAGTAACATCAACTGAAAATGTTTTCCTAAGATGATCTGCCAATCTATTGACATCATTTTCAGCAAACCCATTTGTCGCAAATAAGGCACGATCCGCCTGTTTGCTATTATGAGCTAAACTCCCATCATCCATGTACCACTTCGCGAATGAAAATGCATCCATCCAATCAATATTAGATGGTATGCACTTTTTTCTTCCATTTGGGTACCACTCATCTCTTAACGTTTTTAATATCCGATATGTCTTTGAAGTAATTTGGGTTATATCAGAACCATATCCAGATATGATCTTTCGTGAACTGAGATATGAATCACCCAAGTATTGTTTTGCCATATCCTCGAAATCGGGATATTTTGATAAGTGCCCCTCTTGAAATTTACAGTTTGTACCATTATAAATTATGCTTCCATCACCGAGCAGCGATGATCGTATATAATGCATAGCTGCCTTGTGTGGTGACAACAACACAGATGTTAATATATCGTCTGTTTGGATATTACTTGCTAATTTGTAGCATCCGTTATTATAAATTTCATGATTTGTTGTGACCCGAAGTCTCTTAGATGACATATTTTTATGTGGTCCGGGTCTGTCTTTTAAATTGATGTCTACCCAATTTGTTCTTCCCTTAGACTTTGACCTTCCAATAACATATGTTGGTACGGGATTTCCGTTAGAGTCAATACCAATTAGCTTCGGAGACAGTGATTTGTTAACGATGTCACCAATTTTAACTATGCCACCATCCCATAAATTCAATGACGTGTCGTAATAAAAACAACCATCAAGCTTTTCTAATATGCTCGCGGTACTCCAGTCTATAGGAGCAGCATGTCCCTCATGCACATTGAAGAATTTCTTATAAGGATAAGATATTACTCTCCAATCCTTATCGCGATCCAATATGATCCCTCTACATTCTTGTACTAAAGGATCGCCCAATGGTGAATCGATTTGACCATACTTAAATGAAATCAAATTCGGATGAGAGGTATGGGATCTGGATTTTATTCCATACTTAATCCCCAGATCTCCAATAGAACCAGACCGCAAAAATTCTTGAATTTTCAACATCTTCGTCCTCTCCTCTCCTCATCAAATAACTTCTTTATCTCAGTCCGTGCTATAATTGAAATTATAGATGCAACAACAACTACACATGCCATTATATATGAACCTATCGATCGGGCATATGCATCCCCATACAAACAAGATGATATTGCTAACACGCTGAATGATCCTGTGGCAATAAGACCCAGCCATGCCATTATTAAATCACTATCGCTATATAAATAGGACGGCCTGAATAACATTTGGAGCAAGGCAATAACAAAAATCGCCGTACCAACGCATAGTAAAACAGCGGATTCACAAAATGCTGCAAAAAATATGATTAAGATGGCTATCCCTACAGTGCTGGGTGCATCATTTCGCGATTTATCAAGAGCAAAAATTTTCATTTTCTTCTCCTCAATATGAAAACGGTATCAATCTTTCCAAAGGCGTTCTTCCAACTCTTGGATGTCTTTGTCAATCTTCTCTTGAAACTCTTTCGACTTAAAATACTTTCCAAATCCGGATTCATTCCACCATTTTTCTCTATCTTCGCGATATTTCATCAGCTCAGGATAAGACAAATATCTTCTACCCCTGCAAGCATGGCACCTCTCAGGTATCCCGCCAATAAAATTTGGATCGTTAGGAGTCTGGCATATCATGTCAGCAATGCTCCCACCCTCATCCCCCGTACCCTCACACGGAATCAATCTAAGCGTATCGTCATTGATCATCATCTTTTCTCCGATAATAGTATATGTAATCAACTTTTGAAGGTGTTACAATAATGGCCTCGTCCTCACCCTCAATAACCAGCAAACCATCAGATCTAAAACCGGCTGCGACTTCCCTCGCAGAAAGCTTTGGCATCTTGATGGTAAAACTATCATCATCTGTATACACATCGACATACGGTATGCCCCTACTTTGTGGTATTATATTTCCCTCATCACACTTGTTAATGTCTCTTTTGAGATAGGTTCTATATGCCCGCAGTCTCAAAACATCATTATCAATAGATATTAATGAGGTGTACACGTCTTTAGGTATTCTTATCCATGCTTTGTAACACTTCGTGAACTCGATATCAAACTTGCTACTCTTGTCGTTCCACCGAAGGTAGGCATAATTACAATCACAAGACCCCGTTCCACCCATCGACATTTCGTTATCAATTTCCGTACCTGTGGCCAGTCTTCCACAGCTCTCACAAACAAAAAATTTTTCTTCCATAATAATACATTCCCCTCTAATACAACTTAGAAATCTCTTCTAACCGTTGTCTATCAAGCTCACTCAATGCGGTCTTTTCCCAAAAGTCGAGAAGCGCACTGGGTGTTACGATTTTTAATAGCAAGTTGTCTCTAATATCAGCAACCTTACGTTCGGTATCATCATCGTAGCCCCATTCAGTGTATTCACTTAGGAGTTTATGAACTTCATACGCACTATCAGATCCGCTCATAGAAAAATGTCTAAGAATATCCGATAGGCGCAACCCAATTGGAAGCTTTTTATCAAGTGACTTAAAATCCCTGAATTGATCTTTGATCTTCTCTCTTTCTTTGCGGTATCGAGCATTGATCTCAACTTCCTTGTCTGTCCTTCGTCTGATTATTTCGGCTTTCAGATCGGAACACGAATAACTACTAAGATCCATTTTAATTCTTCCTAATCAATATAACTTAACAATTTCGTTCTTTCGCTTTCTTTCAAGCTCTTCCAGAACCGATTTCTCCCAAAAATCTAGGATAAGTTTCGGTGTTATTTCTTTGAATCGAATGCTTATAAAGGTTTTTGATGTCGATCGATCAAAGTTTTCAGTATATTCAACCAGATGACTTTCGAGATAGTGTCTTAGAATATCATTGTTAAACTCTGGCAGATCTAACAAGGAAAGACCCTCCGGCATTTTTCTATCAATCTTCTTGAAATCGCGAAACGCCTCTAATATCCTGTTTTTCTCCATAGAAAATTTAGCATTGATCTCTTCTTCTTTTGCCTTTCTACGGGCCACAATTTCCTTCTGTAGATCAGAACACGAATAACTACTAAGATCGACCATAACTACCTTACCTCCGAATTAAATTCCATGAGTTCGTTGAGTTTAAATACCATAACACTGTATTGATTAAGCAGCTCTAACCCCTTAATATCACTTGGATATTCCTCTAAATATATTACTGATCTTATTCCAGACTGTAATATCATTTTGGAACAGTGATAGCAGGGTTGTAATGTAGTATACATTGAAGATCCAATAGTTGAAATACCATACATCGCGCATGAAATGATAGCGTTTTCTTCTGCATGTAATGCGTGACACTCCCATAAGTTCCCAGGATCTTTTTCACATTTCTCACAATGGGCGACTCCGCTAGGCACGCCGTTATAACCAAGGGCAATAACTCGCTTATCCTGAACTATGGCAGTTCCCACCTTTCTAGATTGACAATTGCTTTTCATCGCAGCAACTTTTGCAATCTCCATAAAATAATTGTGCCAAGAAATCGTCATGCTTGGATGATGTATCGTGGAAATATTTATAGTTTTTGGTATTCTATTATTAGAAAATTATTATAAAAAAAGATTTAGAAGGTAAAAGAGTTTCTTCACCTTCTTAGTGGCCGTGGACAATTTGTGCTATAGACGACCCTCTTTTCCGGCAACGGCTTCGGTATGTACTCATTCTCAGAGACAATCAATCTGAGGTAAATGGTAGTTGCAGGTTCGTTATGCTCCAAGTCGTCAACAGTGACAAAGTTTTGGTCCGAGTGACCACTCAATCCTGTTCCAGCTACACTCAATGATTCAGATTGAGGGATAGCACAGCTCTTTGATACACATCTTGATCTCGTAAGAGATGCCGACTTTATACCACTATAGCCACCATCATGACAACAGTTATAACTCAAACTCACATGATTGCTGAACGGGTCATAGTCAGTATGATCACTGGTAGTGATATTGAACGGTGAGATTGGCTGTTCATAGAAGTTATTGATCACGATTGGTGCTCTATAAACTTCTTTTACTTTTCCTGGACGGAAAACCGCCTTTATGACACCGGTTTCACTATCAAACTCACACAACTCAGCCCGATTCCCTTCCCATGAATTTGCCTTATATGCTGTGAACCTTCCGCTATCATTAGCAGACCTCTCAAGATACATGGTCTGACCATATCGCAATCGATAGGTTCCGATGAACTTCCCGTCAATGTAAATATCGACATCGGCAGGTTGACATCCAAACGGTCCCTTGTGACTGTTATGTAGTCTTAAGCTGTACTGTTGCCCGTGATTCATTTTTACGTAGCCATCACAGGTCTCTTCTTTACATCCAGATACACTGAATCTGAATCCATTTAGTTCTGACATTTTTTTATTCTCCCTAGAAAGAACCTTTTCGGTTCAATCGGATTTCGAAAGAAAACCGAGAATCACATCCTCGATTTTCAAAGTGAGGTTTCCGAGTCGGACGGAACAAAACCACTATCCCCACACCACCTTGAAGATTTCATAAAGTGGAATCAGCATCATAATCGATATGCATACAATCGCGAATGCTGCAATCCAGTATACAAAATCTCTTGTTTCGGTAGCACATCGTATTATTAACTTCGTGCCAATGAATATATAGTAATATGCCACGGTGACAAGTATGACTCCCATAGCACACGCAATTTGCTCCATCATATTCATGCCCATACGATACTCAATACTTTTCCTGACAGTATCAGGAGAACCAAGTCAAAGGCCACCATGAGGGTGAATACCAATAATCGGATCATTCCGAGTCCTTGTCCCATCCTGTTCATGAGATATATTATATACACAAATACGATATTCATCAATATGACACATATCGATGCGAATATTGCATAGCCAATGAACATATCTACCTCTTTTTGGTTTTTTACGCCAGCCGTCTGATTCGAACAGACAAGACCCTTGCGGGCCAACGGTTTTCAAGACCGTCGCAGTACCATTGTGCCAGGCTGGCATCCTGCCTGATGTCTCACTATCTTACTATACATTCTGATAGTATTTAAGCTTTTTGGTTTGAAGCGTCGGTGAAGAGATTCATCTTACTATGTAATCCTTGCCATAATTATGGTTATTTCCGTTGTTTGTTTTTGTCGGATCAATCCTTATCGTAAGGCATCTATGCCCCTCAATCCGATCTATTGGGATCTTATATAAATTACCATCTGTCATACAGTATACCCAAATTTCATCGATCTCGTCAGATGTATAATATTTGCGAACATTTTCGTACTTGTTACTGTTTAACGAAAACCCACTAACTTTAATCGTGCCATTCTTCTTGGCTATGTTTTTAACTTGGATTCTAGTAAAATTTCCATCCTTTTCCGATACTAGATCATATCTATTGTTGTCTCCAAATGGAATCGACACATTATATCCATTATAGAGTAGATATTCCAGAACCTTTATTACACCAATATCACCCTTGCGTTTCGTGTTCATAATATTATTCATCCCAACAAACACGGTGAGAAGGAGAATCGAACTCCTGTGAATCAATTAAGATTCAACGGTTTAGCAGACCGTCGCTATACCACTAAGCGACCTCACCACAGTACTAGGATATCATACCTAGTATTTAAGACTTTCGGAAACACTCTGGTTCGCATACCTTGATAAATTTGTCTGGATTGTGAACCTCGATTGTTACCCATTCTTTTGTTTCGTGCCAATTTTCTTTACAAATTTCTCTTCTCATTCCGATTCTAGGCACCATGTCACCTATTCTCATAATGACATCATTTGTAATATCTTGTGAAATCACAAACTCGGCATCACTGTTCTTGATTCCTCGTGGCACTAAGTAATAAACATTTTTTGGTATATGATCAACAACAAATGTTTTTATATCCCTGAATGCGGGCAGCTCATGTGATGATATTATATACTCGATGTCAAATTCCATTAAAGCGGATAATAAGTTATCGCGAATTGTCTTTGTGCTATCAATTCCAACCAAACCGAATACCTTTTCACCATGAATGAAAACATAATCTTCGGTTTTGTGTATAGAACCAGATGCCACCATTTCTTTGAATCGGACATATCCAATATCTTTCCCACTCACCTCGTTAGTTGTGAACCCTTCAGCTACCATAAACATCTGATGTTTTCCATCGAAATCAATATCTCTCGATACACCAATATCACGGGATGGTAATATCTTTCTTACAATATTTAACTCATAAATTTTACTAACGTCATTCAATAACTCAATATCTTCTACAGGAATTGCACCTTTCGGTATAAAATTTCCCATTATTTTTCACATCCATTTATTTTATTTGGGATATATATGGTCTACAGACCCTTACAAACTCATCTGGTTTATGAATTTCAACCGTTGCCCATTCACTAATATAATGCCACCATTTCCCATCTTCACCTAAATATGGGGATTCCTCATGAAGGTCTTCGGATATCACAAATTCCGCAACCTCTGGATCAAGCATGGACTTCGCTGGTATAATATAATGTTCATATTTAGGTATATATGGACAATAATGTACGTCAATACCACATGGATCTAACCATCGTGAAGAAGTTATTATGGAACATGGACTAAACTCTTTAATAGTGTTATATAAATCAGTTCGTATCGTTTTAGTGCTATCGATACCTATTAATCCTAATGAGCTTTCACCACATATAAAGCAATGGTCTTCTAATGAGAAGATGTTCCTCTTCGCGATCTCCTTTTCACGGTCGGCTATATCATCTTTTTCATTTGTATACCAACCACACGCGAATTTATACATCTGATAATACTTTGCCCATGCGGACTCGTTGCCTTTTGGATCTTTTTCCCACCATCGGACAATATCAAACTCGATCTTTCCGACATTTCGTATGGGAAGAATGCTCCTTAATACGTTTTCTCTTCCCTTAACATTTCGATCATATTTTACTCTTGTCATTATTCACATCTTCTCTATTATTTATATTCCTTATTATTGTCAGTACGTCAGAAATTGTGCTCTCTACATACCGTTTGCTGACATTTGTTCTTATTATAATTCCAGGTCGCAACAAAGGACTGGAAAACTCAATTTGATAGGTTTCATTCATAAAAAATCACTGTTAGGTTGAGGGGTGGGGTTTGAACCCACGATCACCGGATTCACAGTCCGGGGCTTTTATCCTGCTCAGCTACCCCCAACACGAAGCGGATCTGAAGGGATTTGAACCCCTGACCTATTGGTTCGTAGCCAATTGCTCTATCCAGACTGAGCCACAGATCCTTATTCTTCTGATTATCGTTCTAATATTTAAACTTTACTACCGTACCAAAGACATTCCAACCAGCATACCAATTATAAATATTGCAATAGCAATGTTAACAATTGATAGGATAAGAGCGTTTGGGATCTCTACAGAACTGTCCTTCATTTTGTTACCACTACCCTTTAAACGATATGCCCATCATTACTCCAATAAGTAGGCATCCTGCTCCATAAAAAATAATTAATAGTGTCTCGATTGAAACATATTTCATTACTCATACCTCTTGTTATACATCCTTCTGACGACATCAAAGGTTTTTTGATACGCCGGTAGCCTGAAATACCCTTCAGCAAGGCACGCATGATAAATATCGTATATATGCTCTGGTGTCAATCTTTCAAGCTCTTCTTCCAGTGTATCTGGATCGCTGCCCAATAACATTTTCATCGGGCGAATGATTATATGGGCCTCGTTGCTCACAATGAAATCCACATATTCATGGACATTTCGTATGCCCGCAAAATTAATTCTCGATTCAATTGCAGCATTCAGCCCCCCGTATTTCCCATAGTAAACAAAGAACGCATCATTTTTGATGCCCCTTTGCTTCATGATATCGATTAATTTGCGTTCGTGCGTGCCTGTGATATTAACGTCATCAACAAAGATGAGAAGCTTTCCTTCTAAGAACTCTATGTTCATGTAGAAGTCATCGTTATTTATCAAAGCCTCGCGCTTTTCCTTGTTCAAGAATCCATAATCGTTAATATAAGACACTTTCCTGTGGATTGTATCGTATTCCACTGGAGATCCATTTTCATGAACCAGTTGCTCATTTAACCGGTTCACAAAGTACTTTGTCATTATGGTTGCCGCGTTTGGTACATGGTTGTACGGTGATGGAATCACTACCACCCGATTAGCAAGCAGCACGGCCATATGCTTCATAAAGAAGGCATCCGCCAACCTCTTCCCGAACTCCTTCGCGATTTCAACACTCCCGAATTTCAGCATAGAATATTCTCTTGGTTGAAACCCAAACCCCTCGTCACCAAAATGATGTAAAGCAAAGCTCTCATGCATTTAAATCAACACTCCGTGAGTATATTAAGCAATTCATCTGGACTATTCACGCCTAAGCTGTTTATTCCAGCATGGAATGCCCCCAACACATCACAGTTATAATTATCACCAACATGGACGATGCTATCTGCTTTTATTCCGACATCTCCCGCAAATAGTTTGATATGTTCAAAGAATGCCGGACTTGGTTTTGATCGCCCAACCTCATCACTAAATATGCATCGATTAAACTTCAGTCCATTAGCGGTGAAGACATTCTTAAGAAACTCGCCCTTTATGAAATTTGTGTTGCTGCTTACGATAATTACTTTACTTAGACGTAGCTTCATAATGACCCTAACTAATTCAGGATTGATTTTTGGGGGAAATATCTCCACAAGTTTTTCCATTCCCGCTCTGATCACGTTTGAGCGAGATGAGCATAAATTTAATCTCTCCGCAAATATATTATATATCACTGGAATGGTTGGGATCACGCCAAGGGTTAACTCCATTTTGGATAGATCCATTTTTAGCCCGCCATATACGGATTCTACAGTATCTTTCGGCAATCCAAATGTATCGGAAATAAACATGGTCCTTGCTTTTGCGTATTCCTTGTTCGGAGTAAGAACTGTATTCCATGCATCCAACGATATGAATTTTGCATCCTTTAATATCTGATTCATAGAACAAAGTGTGGACATGCCATTATATAATGCTTGCGCTACAATCGTATTGTAAACGCTGCATATTTCCAGCTATTTATAATTTCGTCTGGTTTTAAAAACCTTGGAGCAAGATCTTTTGGGTATACAACTAATCCCCAGCTATCGGTGTTCCAATATTTTTCGGACAGGCACCTAACGACCATCCATCTTGTCATGTCCTCAGCCGTAACATCTCCCATCAATACAATGTTTCGATCGCGATAATTGGGCACTTCTTCCCAAGTCCCGTCCTTCCGAGGAATTATTCGGTTACCGTTCTCACTTGATCTTATCGTAAAGTCATCACCAATTACCTTCTCTTTAGTCCTAAGCTTGATTCGCGAATTTAAACGCTCTATCTGCTCATATGAGAACTTGGGCTTCTTCTGAGGGAATAACCCGTTTAAAAGATTCAATATCATATTGGTTCGCCCTCCGAGGTGTAATCATAATCATATACATCTTCTGAGTCGAGACGGTTTACTATCTCTTGGTAAGATTCGCGCGATATAATACTTCGTTCTACAAGGCTATCCAAGAGATCCCCCAAAAGCGCCTTCCCTTCCCAAGCACTCTCAGGATATCTCCCATAAAGTTTATCATACTCTACGCAAAATTTTACAATGTCATCCAACTTTATAAGAATATCAGTCATTACTATCAACCAGCTTTATCTTCCCATCTTCAATAATCACATACCGGAACCTGTCTCCACCAAATCCCTCTTTAGAATACGGGTCAATGACATAAAAATTTTCCAATTTTCCTACGCTCTTCTCAATCCATGCCGGAGGAGTGTGCCCAACAACCTGAACTATGCTTTTGTACGGCAAGTCGTCAGGCTTTGGCCTATACCACAGTGGGCTATTGTCCTCCCACAAGTCCCTTAACTTCCTCGTGTTTAGGTAATGGGCTAAGCAAGTTGACGTGCTAGGAAAATCCTCTGTATAAAGATGACTATTAATCATTTTAATAAGTGGATCTATGTTTTGGAAATAGTAATCAGTTGATATTCCAGCATGTGTTATCAATATGTTATGGACCTTATGTTTCGGAAATTCATCAACGTGGGCAGCCATCGTAAACATGGAGCTTATTGAAACTATTTTATCTCTCGTTTCGGTATCATATACATTTTGCGGCCAAATTGCCTTGTTCAACGGCACCGCTGCATCATGATTTCCCCACAAAAGTTCTGCTTCATTTTTGATAAGTAATGCAATGCATTCGAGGCCCTGATCTCCCACATCGATGATATCACCGGCATGTATTAACCGGTCAACCCCGATCTCATAACCAGAGTCCTTTAGTGCATTTTTAATTAAATGTGGTTGTCCATGACAATCACTTATTACAAGAGTTCTCATTAGTTATACACCAACTCGTTGAGTTTGGACACGCATGTCTCCATACACTGTTTTTCCTTTATTGTGGCTTGATATTTACTTTCTAAAGTATTTGCTATATCTTTTACACATTCAACAACATCTGAATAATACTTAACGATTACTAGACATTCTTCAGCTCTTGACACATGAACATCGAGAGGCACGATTCTGTCCTTCGGAACCCGTTTGACTTTTCCCAAACTCAATGTGATCTCTTCTTCATCCCAAAAATATCGCCGTATTCTAACTTCATATAGCTGCCCATTATGATCTATCAACCTCTTTGATGATATGCCATCACTTGGGATATATTTTTTTAGATGTTTCGGTATGTTCTTTTTTATGATGTCCGATTTGCAAGACTCAAAATTCTTTTCCTTTGGCTTCCGCTCATTTTCGTTAGCACAACAAAATAGCCTCTTTATAAAATTAATCATGTCTTATATCACCTTCAAAAAAAACAGTAGCGGATCTGGGGGGATTTGAACCCCCGAAATGGCGGGTTAAAAGCCCGCTGGACTCGGCCTGGCTATCCAACAGATCCAAAAATATTTAAATCTCGATCAGCTTTTTCGCTAAATCGAGAGGGAAAGACGCTCCTGTCTTCCCGATATCTGACGCGGCTCCAATTGGATCATTCTCATATCGGAGACTTCCCATCCCAATGAATGCCTCTTCCCCATATTCTTCATTCCTTGTTATGACGATTCCAATGGGAAATGGATTATCCATTTGCTTAAACCATTTGTACCCAAGCAATGTCTTCATACAATTCCCTTTATCTCGATAGTATTTAAATCTTTCCCTACTTGATCTCAATTAACATTATGGTAGGCTCGGTATCTTCACTGATAGGTACATCATTTATAGAATTTATGATGCCCTTCATCGCGAGTCGGTTGAGTTCATCCATCGCGCGATCGCTGAGATTACCATTCTCGCTGTTAATGATAATGGTCAATGAGTCTCTAACGATTGTTATTTGTGCCTTTACCATATCCCATGTCTTTCCCTTAGCAAGATATGCTTCAGCCGAAAGCACGACACCAATATCTCCCAATATTCCAACTGTTTCCTTGTTTTCCATGTATCTCACTCTTCAAAATGCCTAGCCAATTCATAATACATCATCAGGTGTTCTTCTACTACTATATAGCGATACTTTTCCATTTCTCTTACAGGAATAAGTATGATATCATCAGCATCGTCACCCGCACGCGGTTCACCTATTGCATCAGCTACAAAGAACATGGTCATTACCATGTCGGATTTGTACCGCCAATCATTCACAAAGAATGAACCAAGATATCGAATTGTATCGTCTTTTGCCTCAAGATCAGCTTCCTCCTTGCATTCCTTAGCGGCCTGTACTTCTGCAAACTTATTTTTGTATTGACCTTTTCGATCAGGTTCAATATGACCACCGATAAATCTGATCTTACCATTGTCAGAGTCCTTTTTGATCATTACGAGCGTCGCAGCGCCTTCATGATATATGATTGGTGCTATATCAACGGTAGGAACCACCCGCACATACTGATTTTGCGTGGCCCAAATTGCACCCCTTCTAAAGTTTTCACTGCCATCATCAGGGTTGCATGCTACCTGCTTTCTTTGAGATGTACCTGATTGGGAATTCATCTGTTGGGAGAACTCCTCAACTTGATATTTACCAAAGTAGTGAGGCAAGAAGCTATCCCTACCACCATACAGTTTGACTTTAGATCCTGGAGGAATATTTTTCGCTATCATTCGATCAAGTTCTTTCGACCATTCCACATCATCTCTTCGATCCATTATGGAGAGGACAACCACTTTTGGGAACCTATATTTTATCATGTTCCGCCTCATCTCGATACTTAATGGGTCTGTATGATTTGGTCGTACTGGAGACTCACCTAAAACGACAATTACCCCATCGTTTTCAGCCATCATGTACTTGATTAGCTCCTCATGTCCAACCGTTAGTGACGAGACCTGACATCTCATCACCGCAACACCAACGTTAGATCTTAACATAGCCATACCTACACACTCATAGTAGTTAAAGGTTTTGGTCGTCTAACTCTCTATATAAGGTACGAACAAAATCAATCGTTATACTATTTACGGCAAACTTTCTCACCCACATATTACCGATACTATCCCAACTAACATCAATCGATCCCAAATCAACCAAGTGGTCGATAGTTGTATGAAGTGTCGATGTGTTTATTGCACTATCATTTTTGTTTTCGTGCAATATAGAACTGAAATATGGTACTTCATTCTTTTCCTCTAACGAATAAATAGTAACCAACACTTTCAATTCATTCGATAGCATATTATATCTGGTTTGATTCATCAAAATCACCTCTAAAAGCTGGCGACCGGATTTGAACCGGTAATCCTTTCGGAGTCGATCTGCAATCGACCGCCTTACCACTCAGCCACACCAGCAACAAAAAAAGGTTATCGCTCTTCGTATATTAACTTTTCGACCCAATCATGTTCATAACTTTGAGCATAATTTACTAACCATTCATATCTAAATTTCATTTCGCGAGCATCCCATAAAGCATGGTGTTCTATCTTCTTTTCGAGTACAGGCAACCTCGGATTTCCCAAACTGTGAGCCAACTGTTTGATATCGAGGCAATACATTGGGAAACCTCTTGGAAGATCTATCATTCGACCAAAGAGCCCACAGAACACAACCCAATCATAATCAGAATAGTAGCCCCAAAATTCGATATCATCCGAATATCCAGAAACACCTTTTGACACAAAATTCAAAACATCATTTTTTATCTGTGCGCGAGTCTTTGCATTCGAGTAGTCAAGATGCCTAATAACATTTTCAAATATCCAAGGGTCTGCATTCACAAAGCTGACTTCCTTTTTATCTACAACGGCATAATATTCTCTGTTATCCTCAGCCACGATTCCTATACTAAGCAACTCAATGGGTGCCTCAGACCCACGTTCTATAAATTCAGTATCCAAAAAATATTTCATGCTAATCCACTTCCTGAAATGCATCTTTAAATGTCTCTCTTCCTATGTGCCATTGGCGATTGAATTGATCCGTTAGTATATAATCTCCTTCATACACTAACGAGCTAGTAGATCGCGAAGCAAACGATCCCTTTCCATCATAGTAAGGTAACCAAAGAGAATTTGATGGTCCGTTATATTGTGACGCGGTAAATACCAATTCAATTGCTTTGTATTTCGGGATTTTTGTCATACTTCCACCGTGCAACTATCGCCCCATTTGGTTGTCTTTTTTCCTAATCGGCAATGTCCACTGTGGTCGAAATCGCACATGTCGAGCCAATGCCTACAGGTACCACAAACCTCAGACTGAGTTATTGCCTTATATCCTTTTACCATGCTTTTGTGGTTGTCATTATCCCATTTAAGTGTTTTGTTCTCATCGTATAATCCGTATAATGCTAAGTATACAGCCCCACCATCTTCCCTGTAGACTCGATCAAATGTATATAGCATAACGATTTTGTCTCTTTCTAGATCAGCTATCCAATGTAGAACTTGAAATTCGTTATCAGCATCTAGCCTTTTACACAACGATGGAATGCTTTGTGGTGACTTTTCGATGAGGGAGAGGATGATCTTATCTTTTCCTATCTCGTCTTTGATTTTGCTACCGAGAAACCCTTTAAACATTCGCCTCTTCCTTCTTTTTTGCTTTCCACTCAGCCATTTCTTTCTCTTCTTCTATCTTATGCTTTTCAATCAAAACCTTGATCGAGTCCTTGATGTCTTGTGGAATTGCCGCCGTTAATTCGCGAAGGTCGTCACCGCGTTGTGATTCCCAAGAAGTTTCATCAGTAATACCTGGCCATCCAAAGCAATACCACTCACTCTTATATTTTACTTCCTTAAATCCTACTGCTAGCATTTCCTCAAGTACATAGTCATGAATCTCTTCATACGAAACTCCATCGTCATGAACATAAACATCATACTTACCATCTATGATGCCCCTAAAAACCCGTATAATCGCATTAAACACGATTTCTTTGAACTCCGCACCTGAGTACTCAATCTCATGAAGAACCTCGCTAAAACGGCTATCTTCATAAGATCCATAACCAAACTTATATAAAAACATTTATATTTACCTACCTAATATATGTTCCTTTGTATTGAGAAATGCCTCTTTGATTTCTGTAAAGTCGAGGTACCTTACGGCAATTGGTTTATCCTTCTCTACTATGATATTAGTATAATACGAAGTCAATTGTCTTCCTGTTAGCTCTGATGCCCTTGTCATATGATCATAAAGAAAGGGTGATACGGCCCCATCCCATTGATCAACGATTACCAATTTCGGAGTACATTCGCTGCTAAATATATTACCTTCAAAACTTATTTTCTCCTTTATCTTGAAGTACCAAAAGGCAATTTGATTGCAATTTGAACATATTAGCACGCCAGAATTGACTCCTTGTATACGCTTTTGGTGATTATCTTGCTCAAATGCAATGTCCTCGGACCCACACCATCCACATTTACACTTAATTACTTCTTTTGTCATCAGCAATCATCGGCTTTAGATCCACTATCTTGATTGCGATTAATCCATTTTTATTATCATACTTTGATAAAAAACCATCCAGAAAACCAATAACAACTGGATCATCAGCAACCTTCGGAGGTATTATCTTTTCCTTGATATGAATTGGTATATCGCTCCAGCTCTTCACAATAAGATACCCATCTATCTTACCCACATATGGATCATATTGATATCCCCTGCGAATTTCCACTGCCCGCCCAACGTCACAACTCTTCTCATTAAATCGCTTTCCATAAGCCCTAAGCTCCCATACCTTCTCACCTGACAGGAAAAGCGTATGCCAGATGGTATTTAATGGTAAAAATAGTCTATCCAATTTTTTCACCTTATTATATTTTCGATCGTGTCATTATCAAAGTTCTTAAAACCGCAATTGTCACATGTTTTTGCCATGCGTACAAGAGAACACAAAATAGCATATTCAAAGATTTCTATATATGCAATAGATTGAAAGTGTCCACATTTGGGACACCAATTATTGATTATCATACCACTTTCTCACGTTCCTTTTTTGCCCTGTATTTTCGTTGACCTTCCTCACCACAAATAATACCTATCAGGAAGTCCGAGGTTAGGCGCTCAGGATCATCAGCAAGGGCATCGTGATGGATCTTCAGATTAGCACAGACACCATACCTACAATTCTTAATCTCATTTATCTTCAACAGTTTTTCGTAGTTTTCTCTCTCTTTCTTCCTATTAGCATCAAGTCTCTCTTTCTCTATGCGCGCAGCCGTCTCGCGTTTCTCTCTCATTTCTTTTGCCCGCTTTTCTGCCCGTTCTTGCTTCTCTTGGGCCTCTAATATTTTCCTCGCTTTAATTTTTTCATTAGTATAAAACGAGGTTGAATCTATAAGCGAGACGGTGAGATTTACTTCCGCTGCTATTCCGGACTTAAATTTTTTTGTGTCACGATCAATCCCACTGTATGTATTTATTCTGAGGGTGCTTAACTCGCTTGCTCTTAGATTTAGTCTTGATTCAATCATAGCTCGCCTATTGTTACGCATTTCAGTGCTCTCCTCTAACGACAAAGCTCCCATTATATTAGGGCACTGATCACCCAATTTGAAACAGTATTCACACTTCATATCGTGTCCCATCCACTCAAATTTAGGAACACGATCACCGCATACGGTACAGGTCGGAGAGTCTGCCTTCTTCCATATCACATTCCTTAAGTCGGATATCATAATGCTATATGTATCCCTCATGTTATTTATACGTTTCGCAAGAAATATCGGAAAAGGATAATTTAAATGTGTGTAATAAAAATATGAAAAGAAGTGGTTTTAATAAAAGATGTAAATAACACAAGCTGTAAATCTGTTTTTAGCAGAACCCACGAGTCCCTGATCTATGATATTAAACGGCATCTGATCTTACGAGGGCTTATAGCCTATATCACTAGCCATGAATGTATCTACTCATTGGGAATATCCAAAAAACACCATCTACACCCTTTATCCAAACCACGTTATGAGAGGAAAATCCTCTCGATAACCATTATAATTCGGTTTGCCAGTTTAATGCTTGAATCTTAGCATCTAATGTGGCTTTCTTTGATTCTAGATGCTTTATGTAATCGTCGATACCAAGCTTCTCCCTCAGTCCATCATCAATTGTACTGTCCCGATATCCACCGCGCGAGGCAGCCACATATTTCATGATTCTGCTTAACTCAATCCTGATGTACTTTATATCTTGCAAGTACCGATCAATTCCACAGACAACGTTTTTCTGATTAACTGCGATCTTCATCTTAACAATTTCTTTTGTAAGTACTTCGATTTGATTTGAGATCTCTAGAAATCGGAAAGACTTTTTGTCATTAAATTCTAGCTGGAGTCTATTGTACTCCTCGATACTCATATCCTTAGCTCCGTATCGAAGTCTATCATCTTCCTCTCTTACAACAGAATCCCTCTTATCCAAGAGTCTTGTAAGCTCTCCTTCCTTCTGTTTGATAATTGATAATGTCTCAGCCAACTTCATATTATTAACCACCTAAAAATTTTTATGGACAGAGGCGGGGGTCGAACCCGCAGCCTTTACCATGCCAAGGTAACGATCTTCCAATTGATCTACTCGCCCTTTTAATTACTCTTTAACAAATCTGCACCTGTTGATGTCAATCAAGTGTTTGGCACCCCACTGATCCACAGCAAGCCACATGCCTTTCGTATTTGTATAAACCGATCCCTTGTATTCATATGTGTTTGATTGAATCTCTTCTATGAGGATGTATATCGGTTCTATGTCCTTGTATTTTTCTCCAGCTTTTGCCATCAAGTCATCCTTTTTATTGTTCTTCAACCTCTATCTCGTTTACAGAACCATTGAAGCAGTTTCCAGATACAATCGTTTCCATACAATATAGTGTAACGTACTTAGTATTTAAATGTTTCGTTGAGTCGAATACCACTCACCTCTTAATAATGAATACCTGCCTACTGACTTAATCAATGGTCCTTTTTGCTTGCAGCCGACTCATATCGGAATGAGGATTTGAACCTCAGTCTCCCAACCAATGGGCGTCTTTCACCATATCGCGACTCTTCCGAGCTAAATAAATCTATGATATAACCGAATGCATCCTTCACATGATTTCATCTCGCGATGAGTCGCGGATTATATATCTTCTTCATCTTTCTTACATTCATGCTTAATCCATTGCACGGTTTTGTCGTCTAAGGGAATTTCATCAATGAAATACGTTATTTCTTTTTGAAGTGGAAGATCGACAACGATAGCAGCATACCCATCTGAATACCTTATCCTGACATTGTTTCTCTTCCATAACATATCAAGCTCTGGATAATGATTAAAAACGCTTATAACCGCGTCTTCCATACTATCTTCAATAAAATTTATATTGTCATGACGATTTCCACGCACTTTATATAACATCTAACCACCTGCAACAAATTCCATATCAGGATATTCATGATCCAACTTTTTGCTATCCTCTTCATAATACGGACAGTATATTGCAAAATCTTCTACAGTCGGAAGATTAATATCCAGAGAGACATAAATGCGATTTTTAATATCTTTCGGTATTACACAAGGGACTTCCTTGTTATTTAGCTTTCCATCATACTCGATTTTGGTATCCTTCGTTATATACTCCCTTATTGTTTTTGCCAAATCGTAACCAATTAATTCCGAAAACTCATTTTGCATATCCCATGCTGGTTCATGCGTGCAATGTGCTTCTGCCGGTTCCGGTGGCCATCCGGGATCGCCATTGCTTAAATAGCTGCATCCAGTATCGCCGGGATCAATTTCTGCAAACTTACAGAAAAAACAAGACTTCTCTATCATAAACCGATAACTGGATTTGAACCAGCGACTCTCCACTTGCTTTTATAGAGATATTTAAATTTATATCCGGTACCAGACATAAATCCTCATGCCATGTGGGCCTCTACCAGACTGAGGTATATCAGTTTTCATGGTCCCTACGGGATTTGAACCCATGTTGAGAGGTTGAAAGCCTCCTGTGATTAACCGAGCTACACTAAGGGACCAATTTGCGCGGATCTTCTTACCCCTTTATTACCGCGCGTTGCCCTGCTGAACTGATCCGAGTTTTTCAAGGGTACAGGACAAATTTCTGTACAGACTCTGAGGTTCTACTTCAGAGGTGGCTTGTGGGATTCCAGACCACCACTATTCCGATCTCCTGGCATCGATTTCTCGATTTCCGAATCGGTAATCCAAGATTTATTCCTTGTATAGCATGCATCAAAGGAGCCAGTTTCATTCGTGTCTGTACGAAAAGCTTGTACAAAGAACGAGATCTGGCGTCTTTAAATTTCCGTGGGAAGCACGGCGTCTTCATCTCGATTTATTCTCCCTGCCATCAAGGCAGTAAACCAGTTATTCCTTTGTACAAACGACCTGCCAGGGAATCGAACCCTGCCCCACGGAGTGACAGTCCGAGATACTAACCGATATACGAACAGGTCAAATAAATTTTTGGCGGATCTGGCGAGATTTGAACTCGCGATGGCTGGATTAAGAGTCCAGTGATTTATCCTGACTAACCAACAGATCCAATTTTTTCTTTCTTACCACTCAAGATTTATCTACCTTTGAAGTCACTGTGATGGTAGCAGATTCTCTCGCGGCAGCATACCCCAATATTTCCTTAACAATACCACTAAATATTTTTGCTTTTACTACATTGGGTACACGCATGCCATTCGTTTGATCGAGCATCTTTCCCGATCTCTCAAACGAATCAATGATATCGCTGCCGCTTCTTGTCGATCCCATATCGACTTCAATTGTGTATGAAATCTTCATATAGCAATCACATCCTCAAAGGTTTTTATAGTTTAGCATTTCATTCATCCAAGCGACCGCTTCTGCGAATGTGTCAAACTTGTATATTTCAGCACCTTCGTTCAGATAGAGATCTACCACATCTCGTAAATTCCTAGAACAGAACTTAGTCCAAGGAAGCTCGTTGATATCGAGAACAATCATACTATAGGTTATATCTATTAAATCAGCAAACCCACTTGTATATCTTTTGTGCTTTGTCAGCACTCCGAAATGCCCTTTGTGATACATAAAGACATTTTCATTGTTCTCCAGATTTGATACATCTATAGTCGATCCATTAAGCTTAACTACAGTTCTCTTCGATATGTATATGCCTCCTATTGTTTCTTTTGAAGTGCGCACGATGGGATTCGAACCCACGCACCTTGGTTGGAAGCCAAGGATTCTTACCAGACTATACTACGTGCGCATGTTTCTTGCCATGCACTACACCATAACAATGTTGATATAAATACTTTTTGGTTCACGGTCTTATTGGGACTTGAACCCAAAATAAGAGGTTCGAAGCCTCTCGTGATATCCAATTTCACTATAAGACCATATTTATTCGTCAACCGTCACGCCATTTTTCAAAGACTGATAGATTGCATATCTCTGAAAAAGGTTAGCAATCACGCGACATATTGTTATCTCGCACTTACCGAACTCGACCTCAATTGTATTCATAATGCGTCCGAGGAGATTTGAACTCCTGTCCCTACCTTGGCAAGGTAATATCCTAAACCACTAGATGACGAACGCAACCCCCGATATTTATATTCACCGCATCGTCGTGAGGGAAGTGACGGTGATAGTTGTTGGTTTTCTGGAACACCACTGTATCGCATTTTTCGTCTATCCCGGATACCACAGCGTCCTGTGGCATACACCATTCTTCCAGATGTATGTCTGGTTTCTTCCATCGAGACTTATGGTAGCAAACTATCAAGTTTGCATCATCGAATGTTCCACCAACGGGCGGAAACCCATCTGCTATCACAGATAGTGGCTGATAACCTCTCACAAGCAAGGCGCTTTTCATGCGCGAATCTTGTATCCTACTTTACCAAAAAACTCTGAACCACTGACATTATTTTTGGTTACTGAGGTTACGACTCCGGGAGGGCTCGAACCACCACACTTCGCGTTAACAGCGCGACGCTTCACCAATTAAGCTACGGAGTCTCATTCCTTTTTGCTATAATGATCCCAAGAATATCAAGGTCAACATTATCAATATAAACGCGAACGCAGCAATCCCAATTATGTTACTTTCGGTCTCTATAGACACTATTTACCACATCCTATCGATCACTGAATCTGTGCTGCCGGATTTGAACCGACGATTTTCGCGGTCTACAGCCGCGTGCGATTGACCTCTCTGCCAAGCACAGCCAAATTAAATTATTCCCTTACTCATTAACTCTTTTTCAGCAACTTCTTTCGCTTCTTCATATGTTCTGGCGATATCCTCAACACCATTTCGATCTTCCCAGATCTCATCTGCCCTCATTTTTATAAGAGCCTTCCTCATCTTATATTCCTGTTCCCATCCCACAATTATCACCTTTAAAAGGTTGATTCAATTTAACTGGATTTTGTGTAAGGTTTTGCCTTCGATTGGACGAAACTTGACCTGCCCATATTCATTACACGCTCATCATGTTCACGTCTTTCGCAGTCACACATGAACGTAACATTGACTTTCTTTTCTGCCGAATATTGTCTCATATAACAAGACTCTATGGTGTATGCTACCCTTTGAGTATTGCATTTTTGGCATGTATCGATGATCTTAAGGGCGTCTTTCCCTATCTCGGTGATACTGTAGTATTCTCCTTTATTAAGGTTAATCCATCCAGCATTGGACAGGACTTTAAGCACGCTTTTTCTATGTGAGCTAGGCATGTCATACAATGACCCATTTGGCCTTCTCATGCCCCAACCCGGACCAAATCCAATTTCGCCACCTTCACCTTCAGAGATCGGGCCAAGGAAAGCAACGTCCCTCAATACTCTAACACCGCGAGCCTGTACTGTCTTTTTACTATTAATTACCGATAGCACATCATTCACTTGCATACAACCATACACGCTTCAATGCTATATAAGCATTTCGGTGATTATTTTGCAATGATTTTATTTAAATGGGGTTGGTCGGATTTGAACCGACGACCTAACGGCTCCAGACCGCCAATGCTGACCAGGCTACACTACAACCCCGAAACACATTTGAGCTTTGGACACTCACATTTTTTAACTACATATCCACATGCGAAACATGCAGATTCAATTTCTGAAGATATATATTGTTCCATCATTGCCCCACATTTCGGACACTCAGGATGATAACCACCACTCATTTTGATCCTCTTAATAAGAAATTTACCCACATATCCACATAATCAGGATGTGCTTTTTTCCAGTCATCGATACATCTTACATGCATCATATGCCCCCGCACCTTTTTATATCCAGATCTTCCAAGAGGGAGACCGCAATGCGAACACTCTCTTACCATGTAATAAGGAAATCTCTTATAGTATAAATACCTTTTCCTTTGTATTTTGTGTAACCGTTACTTAGTGAATCGCGACGGTCACAGCGCGCGATCGTGGTGAAGAATTCGCTGGACACGACCCCAGCACTCTTCTCGATTTTCAGCTTCCAGAACGTGGTACGACTTAATCTTACAGGTGATCAATCTGCTCAAAGTCGGTTTTCTCTAAATATATACAAATACCAATATTCTTTGGCTTTGGCAACCTTGGGCCAATGGACAGAGGTGGGATTCGAACCCACTGCCTTCCGATTGCGGATCGGACGCTCTACCAGATGAGCTACACGCCCTCTAAATATTTTGCTGGAAAAAACCAGCATCATTAAAGTAGTGCAATTGAAGCTACTATTGTCGGAATTAAACAAATTAGTGCCAACAGACGGAGTTCTGTATCAATACGACTTTCTCCGATCTTCTTCATAGGCATCAATGGCTTATCAAACCAATATTGTTTCTCTACATGTTTTGCCTGCTCAGCAAGTTCTGCACGGAAGATCGACATAGCCTCATCATCGGTACAGTCAATCCTCATAGGTGCTGGATCTTCAGGTGTATACAGGTTTTTGTCTGCCCAATTCTTTATATCACCGAACATAAATTCCGCTCCATATATCGATTTTTTTATCCACCCCAAGTTAGGTTAGCTGTGGATATGGACCCATCGGGACTCGAACCCGAAGCCTCCGCCTTGCAAAGGCGGCGTTCTATCCAGTTGTTCACTATAGGCCCAAACTATTAATTTTTCTGAGAGTAACTAACTCTCAGAGTGCTTCTCCTTCCCATGATATGAGCTGACGACCACCGGTATAATATCCGCTATAAACTTCCCTCTCTTTGAAGACTTTGATAGAGCGAGCACCATCAAGTTCTATCTTCACGATAGGAGAATCTGGGAAGTCATACTTTTTGAATCCATGACGCATCAGTTCTATTTCGATTCCCATCAAGGCAACATCCATTATTCATCCCTCATACCACATGTCCTACATCGAAACTATTTAAACCTTTCTAACGAACTTTAATTTTTTATAGGAGTTCTTACAATCCCTCTTGTTGTCTGTATCTAAACAAGTCTCTTAGATCTACGGTTTTAGCATATCCAACAATAGCTTCCACCCAATCCTCAAAACTGTTAACTGTTTTGTCGAAGTATGTGGCACCGTACCATCTATACGTATCATGACCTTCGAATGGAAACCAAGAGCTTGCGGTATCATCCCCTTTGCATCCTTGAATGAACTCCATATTGACGGAATTTATTACAATCCATGCTCGGAAGTCCCATCCTATGACATCCGTATCCACTTCACAAACATCAACCGTTACTTCCTTTATTGCCCCGCGTGGCATTTCTAATTTAACGGTATAAGTAGACTCATTCATGATACAATCATCCTCCAAACTACTGCTTTCTATCAACGAACACTGTTGTAATTTTCCGCTTTGTTTGTACAACAACATCGCCAGTGTATCCGCGCAATGTGATTTTTACCGATGCCTTTCCGCACCGCTTTATTCCCAATACTTCGCGCGAACATGCATGAAAGGGAGGCTCTTCATACAGAAAGTCTCCGACTTTCACATTTGTAGCCGTAGTTTTAATCGACATATCAAGTACTATACATTGAAACTATTTAATCCTTTTGGTTCATGGAGCGGGCCAGATTTGAACTGGCGACAATCCGATCTTCAGTCGGACGAACTCCCAAGCTGTTCTACCGCTCCCCATCATTATATATTTCTACGTAAATTTTATTGGGGAAGTGAGAGGATTTTGAGCATAAAAATTCCCCAATTGCTCATGCCTCTCTCGCTTTCTTGGTACACGTATAATCAATCGGACCCGCCATTCATATACGCTTAACATGGGTAGCTTGAACCCAATGCGCGGGCGAGATTCGAACTCGCTCGTCTTGCGGACTTAAGCCAAAGGTTTACTACAACCCACGTAGTTAAGGGGAGTCGGACCCCACACCCTCGCGCATCCGAACACCTTTTATAGTGTTCTTTTCCCCGAATTTCGACATCGGGAACACCGCGCTTCGCGAAAGAACGTGCGCAAATGGCTATCATCGGGTTTCTCACAATAGCTAGTTATGAGGTTACCGACTCTCCTTCCATCCCACTTGTCGGGATCATGTCATTCTATTGCACATTAGGCATGCCGGATTTGAACCGGTTACCCTTTCATGCCTTTTTCTAATATTGCCTCTCGATTATCTCCAACCATAGTTATACATTGGCAAATAACTATGCCAGAATGTAGTAGCGAACCCTAACCCCGAATTTCTCATCCAGTTCATTGCTCCGTAGGACGCTGAATAATGGGTACCATAACCCCATCCTCCGTACTGTGAGTATGCACCATAATCCGATCCAAAGTACTGAGCCTGCGCTGAACCGATGCCAACGACCATGATTGCGATTAAAATCATAGCCCCCATTATGATATATCTTGTCCTCAATCTGATCACCCGATTACTGGTTAAAAATTTGGGCAAGGGAGATTTGAACTCCTCGCAAATTATGCTTTTCCTCATCGCGAGCCTAAGAGAACTTAATCCCGTTCTCGCCATTACCCAACTTCTGGAGGTGTCATGACTGACACAACTTCTTTGCACCCTGCACCACTCACTATCGATTTTCGGTCAGTGAGAACCGATGCTCCGCACCACTCACTATCGGTTTTTGGTTAGTGAGAACCAAGCCGCTATCCGCCGCGCCACCAAACATATTCGAAGGCGTTTGGAACCTTATCCTCCCGAACATACATACTATCAAACGCCATAGTACTTAAGACTTTCGGGAGGAAATCGCACCTCTAGGAGTCGGACCTAGTTCTACAGCATTATTCGAAAATATCTACGTTTGCCACCGCAAATATTTTATGCTGTCACATGAAGCCGTATCACACTCCACTTTTTGTGATAGCGCACATGCTGAGGCACAACACAATTCGGTTAGCCAATGGGTCTATATGGTTATCCATCCCACATGGGTGGCGTGGGTCAGACCACATATAATTTCAATGTGCGTTATTTCCCCATTTGTTTCCTTCACGTATGCATTAACCTTTCGGTCGAATTGTAAATGAGGTGTGGACGTTACGAACGCCTTACCCATCACGTATTGTGATGGTGATTTTAAGTCTCATAAATCTAACACCTCGACACATTAAAGAATATTCCTTAATGTGCGTTTCCACTATATCCAACCGTCACATATGGTGCTGAGCACCTGCTTCTGGTTCGACTGTTGGAAAACTACCGCTCTGACCTCGCGCGAAGGTCGATTGGCGTAGCCGGATTCGAACCGGCTGTCATCCCCTTATAAGGAGGGCGCATTTACCTCTTA